ACAAGGTGAGATTTATATTGATGAAACATTTGATTTGTTTCTTACCATGTTAGGACTAAAAGATGAAGGATTTGATAGTCTTGATGAGTTGTTTGAAATTTGGCGTAATCCATAAATAGATCGGCGCAAGTTTTTCCAATACTGTAGATGGTGTGTTGGAATTACTGGCAACTTTTTTCTTACATTCTCATCTTGATCTAACGCGGCCCAACGCAGCAGCGCATGGGCCTCGAGGGTACAAATCATATCAAATTGGACATATCAGACAAACCCTATTTCCCCAAACCTTATTACGAAGACAATTATATTTTCCCAAACCCTTATTACGAAACATTTTAAAAAATCCCAGAAACTTTAGTGTTATAATTGTTCTATGAGTCCAAGAAACCATTTTACTAAGGCTATATATGGCCCTTATTACTTATCTTCTAAACATTACGATATACCTACAAACCCCCAAACAAGGTTTGAAGTATTTACCCATAGGGTGTTTAAGTATACTGGTATAAGTAAGGTTATAGATCTTATTAAATCCCCTGGAAAAATTACTCCTAACCATCCCCTGCCAGAAGTACCGCAGGTGCAGCCGAAGGTAGTAAAGCCAGCCACCCAGGAAGAGATTGACGCCTACAATTTTCGGCGGGAACAACGTAAACAATCTAATCAATAATACCCCTATATAGAACATTACGATACCAAACCTTTTTTCCTGGTTTTCTTTTATTTATCAAACCTTTATATAATTTTATTACGAAATACTTTAAAATATCCTGGAATTTGTTACCAAATTGTTATACATATTTGGCAACTTGACAAACCTTTATATCTATGATATGGGGGATATGGGGTTTGGGATATAAGGTTTGAAGGTTTGATGGTTTGAAGATATAAGGTTTGGAGATAAGAGGTTTGGCCCCTAGACATTACGGCCCCATCTGTATAAGCGCTCCATAACCCATTACTCTCCACTTTCCTCCACTATACACCAAACACTTATATCTCAGTAACATTTATTTCATCCAAACCTCCCTATTACAATAGCCTTTATAGGTCATATAAGCCTATTTGCGAGGGGATATCAAACACCCAAACCATACTTCTTGGCCATAAAGTAGTATATAATTGAGAGTATGTCCGACTATATGTGTGATATCTGTGATCGCTCTTTGGCCAAATATGTAACATTAAAAAATGCATATTGTAGTACATGCTATAGAGATGAAGTCCTATTGGATCAAATAGACTAATGTTTGATTTTAGGTCATATGAGTTTATATGTGTATCTATAAGTATAGTTCTTATTGGTATCCTAGTGATTATTGCTTCTTGACTTCCCCCGCAAAATTTGATACACTTTAGTTATGAACAATCATAATTGTGATTTTAGATTTGACCTAGATGGGCAGATAACCTGTTCTATCTGTGGTGCTATGGATGACGATATGAAACCAGATATTTTTGAGAGCCAGATAGATTTTGAATAAGAACGAATGTATGAAGTGTGAGATGCATCACAAAGATCCTTTATTTTGGGATACTCATCAAACCATGACAGATGGTCATATTTGGTGTACTAAGAAAGGCAAGTGATACTAGTGACAAGACAAGAGATGGAAGCAAAGATAGAATCATTAAAGAGTTCTAAAGGTGGATGGACTAAGGCTTCCCTTGCATCCCTTGGAGTTCCTTGGCCTCCTCCTGCTGGTTGGAAAGCAAAACTTTTAAACGATACAGGATGTAGCCATACTTGGTATATGAGAGAACCAGGTATCCAGTGTACAAAATGTGGAGATATTTGGCAATCTGAGGATACTAACACATAGTGCTCGTGTAGAGCATAAGGGTGTTTACTGTTCTATTTACCGCCGAACTTTAAGACTTAGATCCAATTAGTGCAATTTGCGCTTTTGCTATAGTTAGCGCCGAGCCTGTAAGTGGAGAGTATTCCAATTTTTTGGCTGAAAGAGTAGCGCATGAAGTGGCAGTATACTTAAAGAATCCTTTGATTATATTTGCCTTATCGCTTGCTTGTGTTGGTGCTAGGCCATAAGAGAACGAGGATATGTTGTAAGCCTTCTTATCCTTGTTGTTATAGTTTGGAACAATGATGCCATTTCCTTCAGGCTCAAAATCACTTAGGAATGCAGAGGCTGCTTCAGATGTAGGTTGCATAAACACACCAGCACCATTTTCAATAAATGCCTTAGCAAGATTTTGATTTGTAGCATAAGAAGATTCCATATATCCTATTGCGCCATTTGTACGTGCAACCTGAGATGCCATAAGATTAGTTCCAGCAACAGAACTAAAAGTTCCTAAAGGTAATTGAGTTTTTGGAAATGCTTGTGTAAAAGACTTGTTTGGAGCCTTTGTCCAGATTGATGGAGCAATAGCACTAAGATATTCTGTTACTACTTGAGTTGTTCCAGAACTATCTGCACGATAGAAAACCATTATTTGTAGGTTTGGTAGTTTTGGTTTTACTTTCTTTATAGTATTATCTTTAACTATTTGAGGATCATTCCACTTTGTTATATCCCCTGCAAAAATTTTAGCCAATGTTTTTTTCTTTAATTGAATCTTGCCTTTGTACCCATCAATTCTATATGCAATTGCAATAGGGCCTGCTACTAATGGAACATACACAAAATCTTTTTCTTTATTAATTTGTGAAGCAGCAACATCACTTGCTGCAAAATCAACAGTGCCTAGCATAAACATATTAATTCCAGCACCTGATCCTAGTGCTGTGTATTCTATGCTATGTCCAGAGGCTTTTCCATATTGAACACGGCATTCATCAATAAAGTTAGCAATGAATGATGAACCAGAACCCGTAAGTTGATCTGCATGGGCTGGTTGGGCGATGAGTAAAGATGCAGCGATTGCTGCTACGATAAATCTAGAAGATTTCATAATTTAATGATACCAGGAGTATTTTAATTTAGGGTAAATAGAAAAAGAACATCTAATTAACAGTAGGTGTTTGATGATCTATTTACCTCCGAACTTTAAAGCCCATCGCCATTAATAATGGTTTCCTCGCCTGAATTTATATCTCGGATTACCATCTTAACTGTGTAGTTTCCAGTTGCTAATAGGTCAGATACATTTACTGTACCGCCGTTTCCATCAATTCCAATAGATGTAGTAGATCCATTCGGACCAACCACCATGATTGATGCTAAAGTAGTTGATGAATTAAAATTTGCAATTGGGGCAAAAGATATGATGCCAGACTTTATATCTCCATTGACTACTGATTGAACTACTGGTGCAGAAATTGTAGCCTTATCTTGAACTGAATCTCTAGAATTAACTAATACTGGAATATTTGCATCTGCAGTAATGATTGGAACATCTTGATGTGTAACTGATTGATCAGTTGTCGTATCTCTAATCACGGTTTGAACCGTTACATATTCATTAGAAGGCAAATTGTTTATTGTAATAGGATTAGAAGTGTTGTCTGTTGCCACACTTGTAAACGAAATGCCGTTGGTAATAACCTGAACCTCAACTGTTTGATTAGGGTTGGTATTTACAGGGGGTGCAAGGGTGATTGATGTTGAATAATCAGAATTAACAGATGTGGATACAACCTGTGTAGTTACAGGAATAGAAATGTCTTGATTAGCCAGTGGATTTGGATCAAGTGATTGAACTACTGTAACAGCGTCACCTTGATTAATTGCCTCTGCTTTTACATCGCCAGTCACAGATGTATAGTTTACCTTTAATCCTTCAGGCATTTTAGCCAAAAATGTTACATTTTTGATAGTCGCAAGGTTCAAAGAAGATGCTGGAATGTATGCAGTAATATAAGAATTGCCTGAGTTTGCATTCCAATATACTATTTTTGCAATAACTCCGTACTCAATATACGCATAGGTTTTATTATCTTGTGGAACTTCAACTGCTTCGTCAATAGAGATTACGAAATCTGGATTTTGTACTTGGCGTTCTGCGACATGCCAATACGCTTGGGATGGAATAGCAGAAAAAAGAGTGATAAGGGCTGATGCCACAATAGACTTAAATTTAAACATTTATATCCTTTGATAGTAGTTATGTATAAAGTATATCAAGTTTGGGTGTACTTGTCAACGCTGCATATAAGCAAGGTAGTTTAATATTACAAAAACAAACAAATAAATAAAGAAAATATACTTCATAGTGTATAATTGTAGCATGGACACTATAGAGAAAAAGGACGCTTGTGCTTATTGTAATCACCCTGCCTTCTATAATGATATAGGATTAAATGATAAAGGTATGTTTGCAGTATTAAGTGTATGTAAGTGCCACCTTGAAAAGTATGCTCCATAATTGACAGACTGACTTCTGTAAGATATACTTAATACATGGAATCATTACTATTAGCAATTGCATTATTTTTGTCATCCCCCGCTGGACAAGATCCAAATAGGGAACTAATGTGGTTTGATGGATGTCAAAATATTACAGAACAACAATTAGACAACTCAACCTGGCAATATTCTTGCGGGGATAATGATATGATAGAACCACAAACTATAGAAGAATGGGTGGAACCAAATGCGGCAATCGAACACTTTAGCCTCACAAAACAAACAAAAGCGTTACCTAAAAAACAAAAAGCGTCTACAATCAAAGCCAAGCCTGTCAAGGCAGCAAAGACGGGAACAGGCAATAAGAGAAATCATGCTTCTAAACTACTTAAGTAAAACAGCAAAGCCAAGTCAAGAATCAGTTTCTAATAATGATAAATAAAGTGAGTGGTCCTGATGATGATGGCTATATGCTTTATGCTAATTCAAACAGACTGCTAGGATTTTGGGGCAATTTGTGTGGACTAGTGGCTACATTTTTTATTAATCAATCAATAAAACATGGAGATTATTTTGAAATATTAGACCAAGATTAGGTCTATTGTAGTTTTTTTAAGTTCTTCTTCTGTCCAAAGTCCAACTTTAGAATCTCCGCCATATGATTTTGCCAAACCAGAATTTATAAGTTGATCATTAACACTTACCTCTGACTTTAAATATATTTTGCCAAGATATCTTCCATACTTATCAGGTTTAGATACTTCTAGTTTTACAAGTTTGCCTTCTAGGTTCTTAACTAAAAACTCTTTAAGGGCTTTTCCAAGTGGTGTATTTTTTTCTGCAGTATCAATACCAGATAATCTAATTCTTTCTTTGTGCCATACACTAAATCCAAGATCAATAAATACATCACAGGTATCACCATCAACTACCTTGTCAATTTTTGTATAATATGTATACATAGCCATGTTGACAATTATAACATCGTTTGGTACAATTGAACTATAGAAACAGCCTATTTAACACTTTAGAAAGGTCTTGGTTATGAAAGAACTTATTCACTTTACAGCAGATTGGTGTCAACCATGCAAGGCTATGGCGCCAATTGTTTATCAATTTAAAGATAAACATCCAGAAATTATATACACAAAGATAGATGTAGATGAAAATCCAGATGCTGCTCAATTTTTTAATGTAAAAGGAGTTCCAACTTTTATATCTCAAATAGAGGGACTTAATCATGATCGAAGAACTGGTAAGTCTACTTTGTTTCAATTAGAATCACTGTTCGGATAAAACTTAGCACCAGTAGCCAAGTTGGTTAAGGCCCCGAACTCATAATTCGGTTATCGTAGGTTCAAGTCCTACCTGGTGTACTAATGGTCTGTAGCACAATTGGCAGTTGCACTCGGCTGTTAACCGAGATGTTGTAGGTTCGAGTCCTACCAGACCAGCAAGGCACCATCGTCTATCGGTTAGGACATCGCCCTTTCACGGCGAAAAGACGGGTTCGACTCCCGTTGGCGCTACGCCCTCATAACTCAGGGGATAGAGTCACGGACTTCTAATCCGTTGGTCGCAGGTTCGAATCCTGCTGAGGGCGCATATGTTTTATATGCAAAGTTAGCCCAAGCAAAATGAAACGCATATCCAAAATGAGCATCTTGGTCATCTCTTCTATCGTATGCATCAATTATTATTTCTAAATCTTTATTTTTTTCAAAACAATACACAACATCATTAAAAAAATCTTTTTCATTTATTTTATAAAATGTTTTAAAAGAATTATAAAATTGATTTCCAGTTTTATTTTTATATAATGATAACCAATTTTTATTTTTTATTAAGTCATATCTATTAAACATTGATTGGATCCAAGAAAATGATATTAGTTCTATGTTATTAGAAAAACAATATTGTTCTAACATATTATATATGTTGTGTGTTAAGATTACTGATAAATAACTTGTTTCTTCCGTTTGATTTCCTTGTTTTTCTAAATAAATTATATCTCTATAAACATCTGGGAAATTAATAAAAATACAATCTGGCTTTCCAAACTTTTTTATATATTTAAAGATGTTAGATATAATTTCAAAATAAGATCCTGCTGGAATTCCTAAATTATAAAAACCAGAAACTTTTTCTTTTAATTTAATTTGATCATATAGTTGTTTTGCCCATATAAAATCTTGTGGTAATCCAACACCAAAAGTATTTGAACATCCAGCAAAAAGTAAATGTTTTCCTTCATGTTGATCTTTAAAGTCATCACACCTAAATCCATAGTTATTTAAATAATAAGTACTAGGATCATCACATAAATAATTTATTATATTTTCTTTTTGAAAATCATATGTCGGTCTTTGAACTGTAGAATTTGTTATAATTTTTTTATTTTTTATTGACCAATATGGAACAAAAAAATCATTAGGATTTACAGTTTCTGGATTAAACTTAAAATTATTTAACATTAAAATCCTTTATTTACAATTATAAAATTATTTTTCTGGACAACAGTTAAATGAATCTAATTGTACTGCAGTAGATCTATCTGTTCCAAATGAAAGCATTGCAGACTTAGTTGCTGGAACACAATTGGGTACTGGTTTTCCATCTTTACCTGGTTTCATACCACGTTGCACATAGCCTTCCCAACATGGGGCAGCCTTTTCAATTCCAAATACATCAGCAAACAAAGCCTTGTTTTTTTCACGTTCTGCAATTCTGCGAGACCAAGAAAATCCTGCATCTCCGCCCCAAGCATCCCACATAATACGACCATTAGATGGATTTGACGTGTTATAAAAATCTTTACCTTTTTTATCTACTTCATGACGAGAAAAAAAAGAATACATACGCTTTACCGTATCTAAAGATAATGCTCTTCCAGCAACAATGTCAGTTGCTCTACCCCAGCCTACAGGTGTACCAGCACCAGTTGCTTTTCCTTCTTCTTTCCATTTAAGCGCTCTACGAGCAGCAGCCTTCATGCCAGACGTTGGGCTATAAGTATCAGCCATTTTTCTTTTCCTTTGGCTTACCAGGCGTATATGGCTCTATACGAGACTTTATGCGACCATCTTTAGTCATGCGAACAATCCATCCATCTTTTATCTGCATTGGATTAAATGCATTCTTTGCTTTTTTCATTATTTAGCAAAGCCCCTAGGATCAAGGATGCTATTATCCCAAATAGACTTTGTAACTTTCTCTGAACTATATGTTCCACCTCTACGCTTATATTCTTGAACTACCCAAGAATTAGCGACAGCGCTTGGATACACATCAAATTTATCTTTTGCTGCTTGCACAACTCTAGCATAAAGTTGTGGATTTGATGGTCTTGATCCACCACTTCTTGGTTTAATAAAATCACCATAATTTGGTTTTTCTGCCTTGTCAACTGATTCGTAATCTTCTTCCATATTAGAGTTCTCCATTTCAGTATCTTTCATATCGGCAATTGTAGCATCCTTATACATCATTCCAATGCTATATGCTGTTGGTTTCCAGGTACCGTTTTCTTTTTTATAAATTCTAACAGACATTGCTGGATTTTCTGGTGGCATAGATTCTAAAGCATATTCTGATCCAGGTGTGCCTAGTGTTCCGCCTTCATTCATAATGTGTTCTACAACGCCATGTACCATGCCTTCAGTTGTTTGACCCATTACAAAACTTCCTTCGTATACCATCCTTTAATTATAACAGATATTCTGGTATACTATTATAGTTGAAAGGTAATAATGGCAAACATAGTCTTTTTAGGCAATTTTGAAGTACCATATAGTAGCGAAAATCATCACGCTAACTCTTTAGAATCTTTAGGTCATACTGTTTGTAGATTGCAGGAAAGAACAATTAAGGATAGTTTTGTTCTTGAACAAGCAATAAACAGTGATCTCTTTATATGGGTGCATACACATGGCTGGAACACTCCAGGAAGAATTGGTATGGGTTACGTGCTAGAAGAGTTAAAGAAGGCCAACATCCCCACAATGACATATCATTTAGACCTATGGCTTGGTTTAGAAAGACAGAAAGACTTAGAAGAGGATGACTTCTATAAAACAATTGGACACTTCTTTGCAACAGATAAATTAATGACTGATTGGTTTAATGAGAACACTAATGTAAAAGGACACTTCCTTCCTGCTGGAGTATATGATAAAGAGTGCTACATTCATCCAGACTATGATGTTCAAGACTTTGATTACGATGTGATATTTGTTGGTAGTAAAAGATATCACCATGAATATCCATACAGACCGCAACTAATAGATCACTTAAGAAATGTTTATGGTAAAAGATTTTTACATGTAGGTGGAGATGGTGATACTGGAACTGTCCGTGGAGATAAGTTAAATAGAATTTATGCTAAAAGTAAGATAGCAATTGGAGATAGTTTAAATATAGGATTTAACTATCCTTACTATACAAGCGATAGATTGTTTGAAAGTACTGGTCGTGGTGGGTTTACTATCTACCCTCGTATTAAAGGTCTTGAAGAATATTTTGAAGATGAAAGTGAAATTGTTTTCTATGAACATGGAAACTTAAAAGATTTAACAGATAAGATAGATGAATATCTTGAAGACAACCTTAGCAGGGAAGATATAAGATTAAATGGTCATGAAAGAACTAAACAAGAACATACATATATACATAGATGGGCAACTATACTAAAGGAGTTAAACATATGAACTTTATAGAAAGATCTGATATCGTATGGAAAACAGTTCCATATATCCGTCAAGGTGAAACTAAAAACTATGATTACAATCTTGAATTAAATGAGCCATTGGCAAGTTGGGATGTTTGGGATTATTGGGAAAAAGAAAGAATACATAGCATGAAGACTCACCTTAAGAAGGGTGATGTATTTTTTGATATTGGCACAGAATCTGGATGGTGTAATTTAGTTTATGCTGATATAGTTGGACCAGAAAACATGGTGCTTATTGAACCAACACCAGAGTTTTGGCCAAACATTCATGCTCTTTGGTATAAAAATTATTCAGTAGATCCGTTAGGAATGTATGCTGGATTGATTAGCGACAACACAACTGATACTCGCAAAGGTAGTGATCTTAATGCGTGGGGAGAAAATTATCTTGGTGCAATTATTGATCGCAATAAGTATGTCTATATTCATGACAATTCTGCAAACATACCTATGATTAAATTAGATGACTATGTTTCTGAAGTTGGCATTGTTCCAGATGTTTTAAATATTGATGTAGAAGGTGCAGAACTTCTTGTATTTAAAGGTGCAGAAAACACGTTAAGAAATAATAATTTAAAAATATTTGTATCAATTCATGATGATTTAGGTCTGCGTGATTACAATACATCACCTGAAGATACTATATCTTATCTAGAATCTCTTGGATATGTTGGAGAATTTCTAGCAAAAAATCATGAAGCACATTGGTATTTTGAAAAGAAATAAAAATGTTAACTGCCTATATTTATTCTAAAGATCCACTTGATTCTGCTAATGATAAATGGGATTACGGTCTATTAAAGCAAACATTTGAAAGAAATAAAATAGAAGAAGTTGTTGTTGATACATTGCCACAAGAAGAAAGAGCCTTTGTTGTTATTCCTGGACAAGGTAATGCTGGTAAAGAAGATAGTATAAATGATGAATTAAAAAATATAGGCAGAGTAGTTTTATTTATAACTGGAGATGAAGGAAATTTATTTGATATTGATAAAATAACGCATGAAAATATATCTATTTGGGTTCAATGCCCGACAAGAAAACATCAAAAATATAATAAACTTCCTATAGGTGCACCAAATCACATTAAAGACAACATTCCTGAATATACAGAAAAAACACATACTGCATGCTTTGCTGGGCAAATTACACACAATAGAAGACAGCAATTAGCAGACATAATGCCAAGTATTAAAGACTCTATTTATAAACCTACTGATGGTTTTGCCAAAGGCGATGAACCAAAAGAATATTATAAAAATTTGTTTAGTGCTAAAATTGCTCCCGCTCCTGCAGGCGCTGTAAGTATGGATTCATTTAGATTTTTTGAAGCAATTGAAATGCTTTGTCTGCCTATTGCAGACTTAAGAAACTCTAAAGGGCATAAAGATAATTTTTATCATTATATTTTTGATGAAACATTGCCATTTCCATCAACTAGTAATTGGTCAGAATTGCCAGAGATTATTAAATCAATATTAAAGGATTATCCAAACAATATGCATCGTGTAGTTTCTTGGTGGATTAAATATAAAAGAGATTTTGCAATTAAACTTATGAAGGAGATATATGCATAAGAATGACGTAACAATTATTGTTGTAACATCAGTTCTTCCAGATCACCCAGACACTTCTATCCTTGATGAAACAATTAACTCCGTAAGATATCATTTTCCTGATAACGAAATCATATTGCAGATAGATGGCTTGCGTGAAGAAAGACTAAATAGAAAAAATGATTATGATGAATTTAAAAACAGAGTGCTATGGAAATGTTTGCATGAATGGAAAAATGTTTTACCAATAATTTTTGACAAACATAGTCATCAAACAACAATGATGAAAGAAACAATTGGTTTAATAACTACATCAATATTATTGTATGTTGAGGGAGATGCTCCACTTGTTACTGAAGAGCCTATAGATTGGCAAAAATGTTTAGATATGCTTGAGTATAATGAAGCAAAAACAATTAGATTTCACTTTGAAGCATCTATTCCAAGATCACATGAGCATTTAATGTTTGGTCTTAGTGATGATTTTATGAAAACAGCACAATGGAGCCAAAGACCACACCTATCTTTAGTGTCTTATTATAGAAATGAGATTATGCCAAGAGTAAGGGATTATTCGTTTATAGAAGACATTATTCATGGTTCTATACAAGATGACATTTTGCCTTATGACGTATTTGATAAAGAAGGATGGGAAAAACATAAACTTTGGATCTACCATCCAAAAAATAATATTAAAAGATCTTACCACTTAGACGGACGCAGAGGTACAAGAAAATTTACATCAGATGATGAAGTATGGGGATATACTGAATGAGACTTGGAATTATTGCTAGATCAGATAATACTGGACTTGGATACCAAACAAAACAATTAACAGATATGTTAAATCCTAGCAAAGTAATGTTAATTGATTTTTCTCAACATAACAATAATATACAACATCCTGAGTGGTATAACGGATATGAAGTAATAAATGTTGTTGGTATACCAGACAGTAGAGATATCGACAGATTTTTAAAAGATATAGACGTTGTATTAAGTTGTGAAACATTTTACAACAATGACGAACTTATATTAAAGGCTAGAGATAAAGGAATTAAAACAATTCTTCAGTATAATTACGAACTCTTTGGAAACCTTTCAAAAAAAAATATGGCGTTACCAGATGTTTTAGTATCTCCTAGTTTATGGAAAATAGATGATATTGAGTTTCAATTTGGCAGAAAAGCAAAAGTAATTCATTTACCACCGCCAACAAACATAGGCCTATTTGACGGGGCTAGTAAAATTAATAGATCAAAAACTCATAATCGCATACTGCACATTGGTGGAAAACGTGCTGCACAAGATAGAAATGGAACTAACACAATAGTTGACATGTTAAGATATTCTAAAGCAGATTATGAACTAGTAATAAGGACGCAAACCAAACTTGATCTAAACTTTAATGATGATCGTATTGTATTAGATTATAATGATAGTGTAGATAGAGAGTCAATGTACGTTGGCTTTGATGCTATGGTCTTACCTAGAAGATATGCTGGACTATGCTTACCTATGAATGAGTCTTTGCTTAGTGCCCTGCCAGTTTTTATGACAAACATATCTCCAAATAACAAAGTTCTTCCAGAAAAATGGTTGGTAGAATCACATTTAATTGATAAGTTTAAAGCAAAAACTATGGTAAATGTTTATGAAGCAGATTTAAGAAAACTAGCAGAAATGATTGATAATTATGTTGCACTTAGTGATGAACAAAAAAATATTGAAAAAGAAAAAGCCTTATCTATAGGATATGAAAACTTCTCTCCAGAAGCACTACTGCCACAATACAATAAATTAGTCAATGAATAACTATTTTTCATAAATTGTTTTATTTTTAAACTGTTTAGATAAAAATAAATCTTTTAATTCTAAGAATGATCCACTTTCCGTTGATAGAAATGGATATTTTTTTTCCTCGTAGTTATAAGATAATGATGCAAAATTTTCTGATTTATAAACTTTAACATCTGACATTTCTTTTGACTCATCATTAGATATATTGCCATAAATAGATCGATATAACAAGTTATGATTCATTCTTAAAATATTATCAAATTTTTCTTTTGACATCTTCATTGGCACATGTATTTCATAGTTTAAGGGATTATCAATACCCATCTGTAAAAGTTTGTCATGTGTTGTTTTTAATCTATTTATATAAGAACTTCTTCCAAGCACAGTTTCATAAGCATCAATTTTATTTTCTAGTGTGCCACTATAATATGAAACTATTGTATCAATTGGTTTAATAATAAAAAAATCATCATTCATTAAAACAAAATCATCTGGAATATCAGATGTATTGCATATTGCTTTAAAGTTATTAAAAGCATTTTTATATTTAGAATATTTTTGATTTACTGGTGCATACTGCCCAACATACCAATCTGGTTTACCACCAATTATCCATAAACTATCTACATTGCAATTTTTAACAACAGATCTTATAGAATAACGAAGTTCTTCGTTATCTCCATCTTTGCATATATATACAAAATTCATAATTACCTTTCAAAGACTAAAACTACTCTATCTCCAAAAATTAACTTTGAATTAATTTTTTGATCTAATTCATTTAGTTTAATATTTTTTTCATACTTTAATTGCCAATCATTTTTAATAAAAATATTTTTAATTTCATCTATTTTATTTAATTTAATAGAATGATTATCTATTTTGACAACTCTATCTTTTAGTTCATTATAATTTACTGTTTCTAAAACAAACATATTTAATGTTTTTATTTTTGTAATCATATTTAAAAAACTTAATGGATCTTTTAACAAATACAAAAGTCCAAAACAAGAAACAGAATCTATTTGATTCAAATAACATAATTCATCTATATCAATTGTCTCAATATCTTTACAAAGAAAGGTTATGTCTACATATGAATTATTTGCAAACATAACCTTTTCTAAGGATATATCTATACCAAAAACATTTTTTGCACCATGCTTTAATAATAAATTTGAGTAATATCCGTCTGAGCACCCAATATCTATTATATTTTTATTAATAAAAAATTTTGTAATATTTTTATTAAATAAAAATGCATGTCTTTTTTTGATAAGACTAGTAATTGTTTCCTCTTACTTAAGCCAGTTAACCATAGAATATCTTGTGCCATTTGTGACAGCATTAACATTATGGTTATATACATATGTTGATGGGAAAAGCAATAACTGGCTTGCTTTTGGTTTAATTGTTACACCAAACTTTGGAAAAACAATTTCTCCACCATCGTAATCATCATTAAAATAATAAACTAAAGAAATTTTTCTGGTATAAAAAAGACCATCATCAACATGATCAATAAAATAGTTGCCTTCTCCATATTTCATAATTTCATAGTCTTCTTTTTGAGACCAGGTTGGATGCCATTCTTCAGTATATCTATCAATATAAGACTTAAAATCTCTTTCAAGTCTTTGAAAAATTCTATCATGCGTTATTACTTCTAATGAAGGAGATACTTTGTCAAAATCTCCATGTCGCCTTACATTTCTAATGTACATGGTATCCATTGCTTTTCTACCATAGTCTTCAGCAATCTTTTTTTGATCTTTTGGCTGCCAATGCAGTGTTTTTTTAGAAACTAACTCTTCAACATCTCTAATATATCTTGGTCCATCTCCAACATTTTGATAAGACACAATTCCTGGAGCATGAACAATAGCATTGTTTTCTTGCGAGTAGTTTACAACTTTATTTACATCAATAACTGCATCTAGATTTTTTGGCAAAGCCTTGTCTACGTCAATAACCTCTTTAAGATCTGGAGGAATAATTTTTTCCATTTTGTTTCCTTTCTTTTTATATGGGGTGCTACATATATTATAGCACCCCACTTAAAACATAATTACTTTACTACCTTCTTTGCAGGTGTAGCCTTCTTTGCAGCCTTCTTTTTTACTGGCTTAACATTCTTCATTGCATTATCAACATCCTTTGCGATTGCATCGAACTTGCCAAATGCTGGATCTTTTGGATTTACTGCACGAAGAACTACTGGAACTAGAGCAGCCACTAGAGCAGCCCACATGTCCTTTGGATCGGTAATCCCTGCGGTATATAGTGCAACTATACCAGCAAGAACTGAACGTCCGTATGAGGCTGCTATAGCCTTTAGTTGTGCTTGATTCATTTATTCCCTCCTTTCTTATATCATATAAGTATACTATATATAATTTTAATATGTGTACTTATGTCGTTTTTTTAATTCTTTTTTAAATTTTATCAAATAATATTTTTTTTTAAGATATAGCCAAATTTTCATATTTTTTTTCTCCTATTGTATTTAAAAATGCATCTTTCCACATAAAATGTTTACCATAGCCTTGATGACCGTCTCTTTTGCTAAAGAAGATTTCTTTTTTGTTATCATTTTTAAATAATTTTTTATCTATTAAATCTTCTATTGCTTCATTTGAGTATTCAATTTCTATAAAATTGTTAAAATTGCAATGATTTATATATGGAACATTCAGTTGCTGCCAAGTAGCAAATAATAACTCAATATTTTTTTCTTTACAAAACTTTACAAATAATTTCCAAGATACAATAAAATCAATCATTTTTTGTTGATGAATTTCAAAGTCTAAATCATAGTTTTGTATGTATGTCCAAGATTGTATTTCTTTTTCCCATCTAAAAAATCTGTTTACATCTGGCAACATTACAAATAAATAATCTGGAATACCAACTTGATCAAAATAAATTAAACAATTGCTAATTATTTTTTGCCATCCAAAGCCAGACTTTGCAATATTAAAATACCCACTTAATTTATTGTGTTTGCTTAAATCCTCATATAGCATGTGTGCCCAACATGAGTCTAAATTACCACCAACACCTTCTGTTTCTGAACATCCAGCAAATAAAATATGCGTGTCTTCATGATTTGTTTTGAAATCGTCACACCTAAAACCATTTTGATTAAGATGATACAAGACTGATGTATCATTTTCGTCAATATCTATTTTCATCGCCACTTCTGCAGGATGAACTCTCATTGTTGTAGGATATGTACAAAAGTCAGTTGCATCATTAAAACTAAACTTGTTATAAAATACATCATGCACTGCAAGGCTATTAACAAAAGTTTCTCCATCTAAGTATAAATACTGACTAGATCTCATTATTTTCCTCCACATTTTTTGGAACTGTTACTAATAACATATTTATAATATTATTCAATATATCTTTTTGTTCTTCATCTATTTTTTTATTTTCTATTTCATTATTGCAAAAATCAATTGTTTTGTTTACAACCTCTATAGTATTTTCAATATAATTAAAAGCCCATTCCCTTGAGTCTGATAAAAATTTAACAAATCCTTCGTTAGTTTCATCTTTTAACATTGACGAATTTTCTATTTCATTTTTCATTGCTGACATCATAGCAACAGCAATTTGATTATCTGATAAACTTTGATTGAGAGCACCTTGTATTTGATATGCTCTATAAATCATATAAATATTAAATGCTGATAGCCCAATAATTACCCAGTTATACCAATGCATTTCGCTCCTCATGTGTTGGCCAATAGTAATTGCATTTTTCACAACATGGTTCATTGTATGGACTAATTGTTGCATACTGATACTTGTTATAAAAAATAGGATCCTTTTTAAATAGATTAGCCTTGTGAGTTGTTGTAATACGCATTACCTTATTGTCATTGGACCAGAACATTGGTGGGGTCTTTCCCCATCTACCCGAACATTTTTCTTTAAGATCATTAAGGTTGTTTTCATTGTTTATTGTCTTAATCCCACGAACCTTAGCCTCTTCTATCATGTGCTGTATATAAGACCACAGACCAGCCTCATAGCCCTTCCACATAAGCACTGCAGGGTGATTACGCCATGCCCCAGACGGTGACTCTCCTGACAACACCTTGAGTATTTGATACCCCTCAAGGATTTGTTTATTAAGTCTTTTATTGTCTAAGGATTTTGCGGTATATGAAATATTACTAGATGGAAGAAATGTTTGCATTAAACAACCTTAAGGGTATTGCAACGAGTACAGCCAACATATGTATTACCAGTAAATGGACATGCTCCAGCATCTACAAGAACATGACCTTTAAATTTGCAGACTAATCTTTGCATAATCATTTTCCACCAGTCCTAACTAACATGACTATAGCGCCATTTTCTTCTAAGGCTTTTTTAACCCTTACCATATATTCTACAGCAAGTCTCTTATCTCTGTCAAATAACTTCATAAAACTTGTTTCGTCTGCTCTTACTGTAATAAAATGCTCATTATCAATAATATCTACACCAAATCCTTTTGGTGGGGCAATAGATCTAACGGCTCGCCTCATTGCGTCTGTATACACTATTCTATTCTACCAGACCTGGATAATCTGTGCAAATGCCATAAACATTATTATATTTATAATCTAAATTTAAATCAACTATAATTGATTTTTCTGTAACATTTTTTCCTGGATATGTCCATATATATCCGTTACTTGTTAATGTAAAATCATCTTCTTGATGCCAAAAAAACATATGCTTGTTTTTATCTAATGCATTTAAAGCATTAATATTTTTGCAATGAAACCAGGCTACATCTTTAATATTATCTACAAATATATCTCCTACTGGATATTGTGAAAAATCATGACCCAAATACCAAGTAGAGTTTATCAATCTAATATCAACCTCTACATTAAATCCTTTTTGTATTGCATGATAAATAAGCCCAGGACTATTCTCTAATGGACCTGGACCATCAACATTTCCTCTATGTGCTATCTTAATCATTTTTATTCCTATTATATAAATAATAATTTAAATCTTCTGGAGTTCCAACTCCCCACATTTCTTCAACTAATAAAGCATAAATCTTTTTTTCATCCTGAATTGCTTCATTAAATATTGGACAAACATAAAATTCATTGTTTGTGCGAATATTTTTATCAATCATTTGGTTTGCATATTTTACAAAGTCTGAGCCATGTTTCCAGTAATATATTCCTACCGTTGCATTATCACTTATAGGTTTTTTTTCAGCAACTTCTGAAACTAATCCGTCATCATTTGTTTTTGCATAAGACCATTTTGGATGTGAAGATTTAAATATTGCTATTGCTCCATCAGCATTTTTAGTATATAAATCATATAAAAAATTTTTACTATTCCATTTTATTATTTGATCAGAATTGGCAATAATTAACGGATTGTCATTATTAATATAATCTTTTGCCAATAAACATGTTATTGCTGCACCTTCTGTAATCTCAGAAATTTGTATAATATTACAATTAGGCGTTATAGCATTTAATAAATATTCTAAATTGTATTTTTCAAAATGTTCTTGCTGAACTATATACGTATATGTTGCATTAATGCCTAAACTTTTTACAACTGCCTGAATCATTGGCATACCACCAATATCAACTAATGGCTTAGGAAAAGCATATCCAGCATCCAAAAATCTACTTCCTGCTCCAGCCATCGGAATAAGTATATTAAGACTGTAGTCTGTCCAAACATCATTATTGTTACTTAAATATTCAATTGCTTGATTAATTTTTTCTAAAGATAGGTCTAATCTATTGGTAACTTGAATAAGTTTTGAGTTACTATCAGTTGCAGCAAGTTTACCCACAAAACTATCTTCAAAAATTACTGTGTTTTGTGGTAAGGTTCCAAAATATGACATTGCCTTCCAATACATTTCTGGATGTGGTTTGCAAAACTGAACATCTTCATTAGAAATAATGTAGTCTACTAAACTTATTATTCCTAAAGATGTTAAGCATTGATCAACGGTTGCTCTTATACTATTGCTTGCAACTGCAATTTTTATTCCTTGTTTTTTGATATGTTGAAAAAAATAAAATAATTCTGTATCTAGACTTAAATTTTTAAAATAAAGGCTAGTGGCAAACTGTTTGTCTTTCCATATTTGATCATAGTATTTTTCTTCTAAACCCTTATACTTAGATAATAATTTTAATTTTTCTTTTGTTGGCAACCCTTCATATATTTGTTCTTGCTCTTTATTAGAAATAACATATTCACTATTAACATTTTTTAATGCATGGTTTAAAGATGAAAAATGTATAGTTTTGCTATCAACCAATACTCCATCTAAATCAAAAACAATCAATTTATTCATGATAAACCCTTTTAAAAAATTGATTAATCCATTCATTATTTTTTAATAATTCTACTAAATCTGACCCATTTGATTTATAAAGATTTTTTATTGAAATATGCGTATGACCTTTAACCCATGAAAAGTCTCTATAAAAACTGTGTAAAGATAATTCATGTGTAACTGTTAATGTGTTTGGGTTAAATGGATTTCCACCTATAGGGGTATATAATTCTATTACATTTCCCTCATCTTGCATCATTAACATATTAATGAGCCCACTGCCAGTAAGCCCTATTAAAGTTTTTACAGAATTAAAATATTCAATTTGTTCTTCAAAAGTTTTAAAGTTTTCTGCTGCAACAATCTCACATCCAAAATTTTGAAAAAAGTCAACTAAACTCTCTTCGCCTTCAGTTCTAGCATTTGCAACCCAGTTTGCTGAGTTAGAAACTGCTGACCTACTTAAATAAACTGTTTTATTTGAAATAATTGTTTTATCTTTGGGTAAGTATTTTTTAAAAAGTTTTGATAGAACTGCTAATTGTTGTTCTTGCATCATTTGCGGATTCCATAGAGCATAATTATTAATTTGAAGTATTAAGTCTTTATTAGGATATGCTTCATCACTTTGAACTTGTTTATTATTACTTTCTATAGATCTACTTCTAATAAAAATATAATTAATTTCTAAATCAGTTAATACTTTAAGAAAAAATGTAAAATAGGTTGGACCATCTCCATCAAACCAAGACGGGGGTATGTCTGATGTTTCTAAGACAAAACTAAACTTTCTTCTTTGTTTTTTATAATATGCATCCATAATAATTATTAAAGAAAGATTATCTATAAAAAGATGAAACATGCGTGGATGTAAGGCAAAAAGTATTTTAAAATCATCATCAATTATTTTTATAATATTCTTTTTATTAACAACTTCTTCTTTATTTAAAGTTCTAAAAGATTGAAATGGTTTTCTATACTCTAAATATCCTTCTTCTGGATTCAATAGAAGTAAACGGTACATTCCTATTTGATTAATTGATAGTGCCATTTTTCCTCCAAACTAATTTTACCCCTCAATTGTTAAATTTTCCCAAATTTCAGCCCATCTAGGCTTCGTCTTATGGTTGTTAAACTCTCTAGAAATGTTTCCCTTGTCTAAGTATACTCCGCCCCATACTCCATACTCTTTTTCAGATATACCGACAGCAAAGCAGGTTCTTGCTACAGGGCATGCCATACAAACATTGTCTACTCCATGCCTAATGTTTGGATTATCTTCATATTTATCAAAGAATAAATTTGTATCATAGTCAAGACAAGCAGCATCTTCTTTCCATAAATGCTTATTCATTATGACTCCAAGTGTTTTTGGCTTATCTTCCACCCGTTTTGACCTGGAGCATAAACTGTTTTAACATACCAATTGCCATCAACAAATGCACCATTTGTTTGGTATATTGCTGTTTTAGACTTTGATAGATGAATTACATTCCACCCATCCCACCTTAAACTTGAATTAGCAGAAACGATTTTTTCCATTTGATCTAATGCTGTGATATTCATGATTTCCTTAGTATGAGAACACGTTTAATTCAACATTGTTAGATTGTGCAAGTGAAGCCAACTTCGATATATATTGATTAGGCTTACTAAAATACGCAAAATAATTAATGTCGTTTATATTTTCTTCAATCCATTGAGGATTTGCTTTATAGAACTTTACCCTAATGCCTCTTGCCTTTAGTCCTTTTTCAGAAACATTGCAAAACTCAGAAACAAAAGAATGAACTTGTTGTGGACCAACTGAATAGACTATGTACTCTTCATTATCTTGTTTGATAGATGAAAGAGCAATTCCCATAGCACGAAGAAATACCTGGTAGTCATTGAACTCATTTGTCCCCTGCACCACGACCTTCATTCTTACTCCTATCAGTTAGTTTATCTAGTATATTAAGCATTTTTTTTAATTCTTCTTTTGACATACCTTCTGTATTTACAGGAGATGTTGTTGATCGATCCACATTACCATCTTCAACATCGGCTTTATAAAAAATATTTTTATGAACCCAGTATGCATAATCTTCAGTTATTAAAACATCTATAATACTTTCTCTATTACGTTTTCTTGACTGAGTATCTTTTACATCAATTGGAACCAAGTCTGGCAAAAATGGACCAATAATCTGATGTATACTACTTTGTCGATATTTAATTTTAGACCTTTTTTCTTTAGGCTTTCTTATATAAATTATAGCAAGAATAGCGACCGTTGTCAAGAACGATACAAGAAAATCATTCATGTATCTATTGTAGCACTACTTATCTTTTTTCATGGTAAACACGTTTAAGTTCTTTTAAAAAGTTTTGTAGTGTTTCATTTAAGTCATTAATTTCATTTTTATCAAATGCTTTTTTTGTTAACTTTACCGTTGGACTTTGTTCAAATAAATCCATGTCAACAAAACCCTTTTCCCATAATGCCATAACCTCTGTATTCAACATTGACATGTGCATTTTATAAAGATCAGGGTCAACATCTTCTAGTTTTTCTGTAAAACGATAAAGTGGTTCGCCATCTTCGGCAAATCCTTCAAATGAAACAGCACCTTTATCAATTAAATTAATTAGTGCAAATTCTGCAGCCTCGTCTGGTGTCATTAATGTGACTCTCCTTTGCTGCGATTTTCGATAAGTCTTTCTCTTTCATCAAGTACTGAATATGCATAAGCCATCATCTTTCTGGATCCTTCAATGTCATTCATGATTTTCCCATAATGATGTCCACAAAACATTAACTCTCCATTAACGCCAGTTACAGATACATAAGCCTGTGAAGAACAACCATCGCATCTATCTTGTGCAGTCAACAGCCATTTACGCTCTTCTACTTTTTCTTCAGTGCCCATCTTAAACATATTATACCCTCTTATTGTCGGTGGAATAAAAACCCTTACCATTAAATTGTACACCAAAAGGAGTATATTGTCTAGTCAGAACCACACCACATTTTTCACAGTTGTACTGTGGCTCTGACTCTACTATTGACCTAGTTTTAATTATTTCTGTATCACATTCAAGACACTTGTAAACATAGTCTGGCATTATTGTATTTTCTTGCTAAACCTTGCCCACACACGTTCGTGAATGTAGTATGCACAGAATTCCCAAGCAATATACACAAGAGATCCTAAACTGGCATATTCCCATTCACGAGTAAATGCGTAAATAAGACCATATACAAAACCAATATGGACAAACTGCCAACTAATTGTTTTTAACAAACTTCTCTTACTTGATTCCATTTATTTTGCTGCCTTCTTCGCTGCCTTTTTTACAGGCTTTGCTGCTGGCTTTGCAAGTTTTACCTCTAATGGCTGTCCTTCTTCACCTTTATAAACTGGACGACCCCAGGCAACAACTCCATTGATTAACTTTTTGCCATTGTTCTTAACGTATGCACGAGTTTTTTCTACGCACATTCCGCCGTTTCTTTGGTCTCCCTTTGCAGTTCCTGAAGTGTTTCCTTCAATAACTTGGATGGTTCCATCTCCATTATTCTTAATGCAAATTCCAACATGTGAAATACGATTTACACCATCTTCTGGGAAATCAAAATAAATCCAGTCTCCTGGAGTTGGATCATCATTACGAGCATCTGACCAGCGATTATTTTTCTTAAACCAATCTGATGCTGCTACTGTTGATGCTGACTTTGGATACTTCTTTGGATCTAGCCCAGAAGTAAATGCACACCAAGAAACAAATGATTGGCACCATGGCTGAAAATTCATACCAGTCCATTTTCCGTACTTTGTTTCATTATCTTTTGGACCCTCAATAGTTCCAATTTCTTTCTTAGCGATCTCAATGATTGCCTCTACTGTACCTTTTTCTGCCATTTTATTCTCCTTTTATTTGCAAATAGGAAAGTTATATGCTTTTTCCCATTCAATTATATCATGTTCGTCATTAAGCAACGGTTGTCCCTTAATGTTTAAACTTGTATTTAATAATACTGGAACCCCAGTTTCTAAATAAAACTTATTAAGAACTCTATATAACCCTGGATGTTGCTTTTCATTAACAGTTTGAACCCTGGATGTTCCATCAACATGTACTACAGATGGGATTTCTTTTGATTTTTTACATTTAACTGCATACTGCATATATGGAATAGATTTTGTTGGCATATCAAACCATTTATCTGCTAGATGTTCTAGTACGACTGGAGCAAATGGTCTAAACTCTTGCCTTTGTTTTATTTTATTTACCCTGTTTTTAATATCAGGATCTCTTGGGTCTGCCAAGATACTTCTATTTCCAAATGCTCTTGGTCCATATTCTGCTCTTCCATTTGCTACTGCAACTATTTTATCTTTTTTTAATCCATCAAGTATGTCTTGTACTGGATACTTATCTCCAATTTTATGACCTAAATAAGGTCCTTGCCAATCAAGATGTTTACCATATAACGCTGCTGCTGCCCCCAAAGACGAACCAGCATCTCCAGGATTAGGCATAATCCAAACATCTTCAAATATATCCCATAATTTTGTATTAGCAGAACAGTTTAATGCACAACCACCCATAAAAACTAATTTGGTTTTTTTTGTTTTTTGTTTTGCATATCTCATAAATTCCATAAGCCTATTTTCATAAACTTTTTGAACTGCTGCTGCAATATCAAATTTATCTTGTTCTAAAATTATATTTCGCCAATCATGTATTCCTTTATGAAGGTTATACTTTTGTCTATTAAACACAGGGAAATATTCATCCACTTCTTTTAAATATTTTGATGGATCGCCATAACCAGCCATGCCCATAAAAATATACTCTTCCTCATTGGGCTTTAATCCGACAAGTTTTGTAAATGCTGAATAAAATAATCCAAAACTTATTGGATAATTAATTGATTCAATATGATTTATTTTATTTCCTTCACCAGTCCAAATTGTAGACGTGTTCCACTCACCAATAGCATCAACAACAACTATCAATGCATTATCAAACTTGCTTGTATAGTATCCTGCTGATGCATGTGAATAATGATGTTTAAAGTTTACCCTTGGTACTTCCAAAAGATCAAATTTAGGTTTCCAATCTGATGACCCACCGAACAACAACCTAGATTTTTTTAAATATGGTTTTTCATAATATGCGATCTTATCTGGTTTACCATAGTTAAATGCATCATTAATTAGTTGTTGATTAACATACCAATCATTTTTAACCTTACTATATCTTTCTGCATGCCCTGCAAAAAGTATTTCTCCATCTTTAATTAAAGATACAGATGCATCATGAGAGGTTTCATTAATACCTAAAATTATCATTATTCTTCTCCAGTTGAGTCATATTTTCTATGACTAGGGACATTGTGGTACCAATTTGGCAAAGAATACTTTATACCACTAGTAATTTCTTGAACTTCATGCACATATAAAAAATTGGATGGAAAAAATAAAATGCTGCCAGCCTCTGGCTTTAACGAAATATTTGAATGTTTAAAGACAATATTTCCACCTTCATAGTCATCATTTAAATACATAAGAACAGATAGTGTTCTTGTGCTGACTCCATGATCTTGGTGTGGTGGCAAATGACCACTTTTTTCATATTTTAATAAATGCATACTATCATCTCTAGACTTTATATTTAAAAATGGATATATTTCTTTATATTCCAATAAGTATTTATCTAAAGGATTAAAAAGTTTGTTAGATAAATCCAAAAGTTCTTTGTAATAATAATCATTTTTATCAATGAAGTCTGGTGGTAAAAAAAACTTTTGCCAGCAAAAATGTATATCTCCATAGGACCAAGAAGACCAATCATCTACTAAAGTGTTTTTATTGTTATGCTCATTATCTAAAAATCTTTTGTTTAAACTTTCTACATCTTTTATAATTTGTTCTGGACTAGTGATTGCATTTTTAAAATAAACCAGTCCTAAATCTAAAATCTCTGCCATAATCAAACCAAAAATTCTGGATCTGCATGATCCTTAAAAGATGTATGCATATATAATAATGTATGTCTGTTTCCTGATATAACTTCTGATATTCCATGAATATATTCTGTCCCAGCGCTTGGGAAAAATACTGCTGAATATTTTTTAGGTTGGTACTGAAAATTTTGTCTTGGAAAAAAAATTTTACCTCCAACAAACTCATCATTTAGATATATTACAGTGCTCCATTCAATCCACGGTTCTGGATCTTGTGCGTCTGCATGAACCCCACCAGACATTCCAGATGTCCACCAAGAACCAAACGCTTTAAATGTATATATTGGATCATGAAATCCATTAATTTCTTTTTGAACACTGTTAGACTTATCAGAATATTTTTTTAAAATAGACTGAACATTTTCATTATATGGAAATGCAGTTCCTCCAAATCTTTCTTTATAGTATTCTGGATATGGATTTTGTGAAGAAGGGCTCTTCATTTCAGAAATTAAAATATCAGCATCTTGTTCTTCTATAAAATTATCTTTAATAATTATCCTGTGTTTTGTAGAAAAATCTGTCATGATTATAGTATATCAGTTAATTGCCTGAACGGAAGTATAAAATTTTTCTCCGCCAACAAGATTATAAATAGATTTATTTGTATCATACATAACATCGTTTTGCTCAAACGGAAGTGACAATAGATTATCTATAGATATATTATTATATTTAATAAAGTTATTGCTTTCTGAAATAATTGTTTTTAAATAATCATATCCATGATTTAAAGAAAATGGAACATATGGATGTGTATTGAGATCTTGTGTATTATCAATATAAAAATCATTACTTAAAGAATATATGCTAATATTTTTGTTAAAGGCATTACATGAAAAATCTTCTTCGTCTCCATTATATTTCATAATATTAGAAAATCCAATCTGTTTTAATATTTTTGTTTTAGAAAAAATAAAATTTCTATCTATTAATCCAATTTTATTATTTTTTAATGATTGTGTTTTTTCTTTTATTATTTTAAACCTATCAATTAAAATTTTTGGAATATAGTTTGATGATAAAATAGAGTCTGGAAAAACAGATTCTTGTTTCATTAAATCAACATCCCAGTTTTTATTTAATAAAACACCATCTCCTATATATAAAAAAAATAATTCTTGACACGATTTTAACACTTCGTTTTTATATAAATTTGGACTTTTAACACTATCCCAAAAAATATGTTTATAAAAACAACCACCAAATCTATCTTTACGATTTAAAGGATGTTGATCAAAAATATAAACATTAACCATATTTAAATTAGATTTATTTTTAATTAATGTATTTACAGTTTCTTGTAAAGTTTTTGACTTATAGCCATAAATACATACAGCAATAGAACTCATTGCTTATCATACTCTTTTTTTTGCCATACATTTTTTTTATAATATCCATAGACACGAGATCTTCTTTTTTCTGCATCAAAATCGTGTTGCTCATATGTAGATTCAGAATTATCTATCTCAAGATTCCAAGAATTTCTTTTAATTGGAACCAACTGCATTATTGGAGTTCCTTTTGGTATTACGCCTTCAAATCCAGTTTTTAAGAAAAATGCAATAAAAACTGGGAGTCCCCATATATCTGAATCAACTATTCCAGACATAGTGGTAAATGGTAAATCAAACCTATTCATAGGATGAGTCATAAGCAAAGAATAATTTTCTGGTGTTTTATAATAAAAATTCATTCTCCATCCAAAATGCAGTGGATGATGTTTGTATGGAACAGCAACTTCTATCGTAGGCCTCTTATCAATTAAAAGACCTCCACTTTTCCATGACATTGTTGGAAATCCTTCTTCATCTAATTTTACAATTAAGTCATCATTTAGTAATGCCATATATCCTGATGTAATGGCATCATAGAATGGCAAACACATTTTTGTTGCAACCAGCGCACCGTCAGCCCCATGCTGGTTTACTGGATTTAAATTTTTTTGATCATTAGTATCTCCATGCTTTGCTAATGATTTATACCATTCTGGAACAAATTTTACTGCAGGCTCAGGCATTAGATCATTACTATTAATATTTGATGGAGTTATAATAATTTTTTTATCACTCATAAATTTTTACTATTTCCTTTATAACATTTCTATCTTTTATAATTATATCATACATGGCAGTTCCAAATTTTATTATCCCATAATCACTATCTATTTTATAATTTGATTGTTTATATATAAAAAATGAAATAAAATCTGTATTTATTTCTTGTAAGTTATGATCAATACAATCATAAGTAATATTTTTTTCAAATATTAAAAATGGAGTATCTTCATCTTGAACATTTTTGTATTCTATATTACACGGATAATCAAAAATCCATGGGACATAAAATCTAAATTGTTCGGGATAGACATGCTCATTTGGTAAAAAATTTTTTATTTTTGATGGATAGAACTGTCTTTGATGAGGTCTATCTAGAACATATCTGTAATCTTTATAATCATAAAACCAAATATCCGCATGAGTTCTTTGTCTTAAAATAATCTCATCTTCTTTGTACGATATCAATTCTGGTTTTGGATACAAATATAAGACATAGTTATTTACTGGTTTTAATATTAAATTTTTATATTTATCGTTGCTTAAAACTTTTTGAAAACTTTTCCAGTTTGACTTTACCATTGCTATATTTTGTATTTCAATAAAAGAGTTAGAGTGACAATCAAGCCAAGATTTTGCTGGATATGGACTCATGTTTCTCCTTTCGAGCCTCTTGTAAGAATCGAACTTACGCCATCCGCTTACAAGGCGGAGGCACTACCACTATGCTAAAGAGGCAATTTTTTAATGTTCCCATTTGTCTTCAATTATTTTAAATACAACTTGACAAGGATCTCCACCATCATTCCATTCTTTGGCTTCTTCTTCTGTCATATAAGGATCTCCATCATGGGTATTACAAAATGGTTCTGTTATCCATCCCCGATCAATTCCATTATTAATCCATATTTCAAACTCTAATTCTTCTGCTTTATCTATAGACATATTATATCCTTAAATACTAACTGTATCAATTGGGCCCATACATGATGTTGAGAATTTAATTGCAGATGCAACTGCACCAATAGATCTTTTACGTGCGTCCTTTTGATTTTCTGTAGCAAACAAATATCCCATTGCATACGATGAGCCAGAACCCATTGTAAGATATTCATTGTTATATTGAGTTAATGACATGTCTGCTGCACTATGTTCAAAGATTTCACCTTTAACGCAAATGATCATTCCAAAATCAGAATCTTTTGAAACGTCTACCCACCAATCATTATAAAAATCTCTAAGTTCTTTGATAAACTTTGTATACATAAATTTTTGTATATTGTTTCCAGTTGGAATAGATGGTTTAAAATTATGTCGAATGCGTTCGCCATCCATACTGCCTGCATAACCGATAATATACGGACCTAATTGCCAAACTTTTGGCGTGGAAGATGCAAGCATCATATCATCATCAGATACACCACGTTCACCAGACATATAAATTTTATCTTCTTTACGAACAGCAACAATACAAGTCACAAATACCCCTTTGATAGCACCTAAATCAATTGTACCATCAGAGGGGTGTCGTGTCAAACAACCCAGATTAGGATGTCCTATTTGTCCTATTTGCCCTTTTTATCTACCGCAGAAAATGCATTATTGATCTCTTGAATGGTAAGTTTTCCGTCATCCAGAAAGCCCCTAGCGAGTCTCTCAACTACTGTTGCAACTCCTAATGTACCAGCCAAAATAACTGCTTCTACTGTGCTAATTCCTACTACTGCTCCAGCACCTATTACGGATAGTCCTGATGCTGCGAAAACTGCAATAATACGCATAAGAATATTATTAATACTTGCAATTGCGCCAGATCCAACTTGGGTAGGCTCTTCAATTTGTTTTGCTCTTGCCATATTTAGCCCTCCTCTCTATTTCTTATTGGACTTGTGATTATCCAAAGAGTTGTAGTCGCTATGATTCCATAACCAACTATTGTTTTTGCACTACCATCTAATACTACCCAGGCAATAAACATTCCAAGAAGGGTCCATGCCTGATCTATTAGATCTTTTATTATATTTTTTATTATTCTTACCATTTTCTTCCTCCTCTTGAACCTGGTGAATTTGCTCCTGAAGAGCCTCCCCCAGAACTTCCTCCGCTACCTGAACCTCCTGTAGCGCCACCTGCTGCTACTGCTGCTGCGTTAATTGCTGCACCTGTTGCAACAACTGTTGCCACAACCATATCTGTTGCTTCTTCTCGTTCTTCCTCAGTCATATCTGCACCAATACTTCCAAGGGCTGCTAATGCTGCTCCTGGGTCAGTAAATGCTGCTTCTAATAATGCTCCTGGGTCTTGAACTAATTCTATGTTTGCAGCAACTTCAGCAGTAATAATAAGTGCGTTTCCATTTTCGTCAGTGCGTAGTTCTACTGGTGTTTCTGGTGGAAGATCTGCGTATGAAACTCCAGATGCCTGTACTTCTGCTGCTGAAATTGATTCTCCTGGCTTAAGATCTTCTATTAGTGCTGCTACTACAACATCTTTTTGTTCTTCAGTTAATTCTTTACCATCTTTTGCATCTTCAAGTATTTCGTTTAATTCTTCTTCTTCTGCTTTTGCTTCTTCTTCAGCAGCCTTTTCTTCTTCTAATTCTTTTGCTTCGGCTTCTTCAGCAATTCTTTTTTCTTCTGCAAGTGCTTCAGCCTCTGCTTCTGCCTTTGCTTTTGCAATTGCTTCTTCTTCTGCTGCTATACGCTCAGCCTCTGCCTTTGCTTCTTCTGCAAGTCTTTCTTCTTCCGCTATGCGCTCTGCTTCTATGCGTTCAGCCTCTGCTTTTGCTTCTGCTTCTGCTTTTTCTTCTGCTTCTTTAAGTTCTGCTGCAATGCGATCTGCTTCTTCTTGGGCTTCTATCTCTGCTTGAATTCTTGCTGCTTCAATCTCTGCTGCTTCACGGTCAGCCTTTTCTTTTAGTTCCAATTCTGCTTTAATTCTTTCTGCTTCTTGTGCTGCTTGAAGTGCTGCAATTCTTTCAGCCTCCGCTTGGGCTGCTGCTGCCTGGGCTGCAATCAATGCTGCTGTTTCTGCCTGTATCCTTGCTGCTTCTGCTTGTTGTGCTGCTGCTTGGGCTGCTACCTGTGCTGCAATTTCTGCTTCAGTTGGTCCAGTTGGTATTGTTACAGTTGCTGTTTCGCTAGGTGTAGGCGTTGTTACTGTTGTTGTTTCAGGTGTAGGTGTTGTTACAGTCGTTGTTTCAGGTGTTGGCGTTGTGACTGTTATTGTTTCAGGTGTAGGTATTGTTACTGTTGCTGTTTGAGAAGGGCTAGGGGTTGGAGTAGGGGTAGGCTCTGGAGCAGGGGCTACATATGTAGAACCAGTAACAACATTTGAATTTGCAGAGTAAAGGGAGAAGGTATCGTTATCTGATCTAATATGAAATGACCAGATTGTTCCTGCTGGCATAAGTCCATTTAGCAAGGAATGGTCAATTGTAATTGTTGTATTTAAAGAGTTTGGTCCGCCAACATTTCCAGTAGCAATTCCCCAACCATTACATCCAGTACAATTAAAACTAATTGCATATCTTTCTGGTTGAGTGTTTCCAGTGTCTGGTGCTTCCCAACTTAAAACTGTTGATGTTTCTCCACTACTTATTGTTAAATTTCTTGGAGGTCCTATTGTTTTTACTACTGGGGCTGCCTGCGAAGTAAATGCTGATGCTGGAATAATATCCATAGATCCAGATTGATCCCAATGAAGGAATACATTTGCTCCCCCGCCATTTTCATAATACATTAATTCTATTGTTTTGGGGACTCCTGCTGTGAAAGATATTGGATCAGTTGTAGTTCCTCCGCCACCTTTGTCAACCCAGTCATCTGCCACTAAAATTCCATCAATATACAGTCTTGTTCCATCATCTGCTGTTGCTAAAAATGATATATTCTGAGTCGCATTACTAAGGATTGAACCAGTAAAACGTACGATAACATCCTCTGAGGGCCCACCTAAGACGCTACCACCACCCCACTGGAAGTCAATGTTGGGTACAGTGGTAGTCACGACTGGAGAGGCTCCCTGGGGTATGTAGGGAGAGCCATTTTGTCCCAGCACATTATAGACCTCAGCAGTTATGCCGTTAGTGTTTGTGGCACCTGCTTCTTCTGAAAATACAAAGAAGGAAGTGGCTAAAACTATACACAATACTACAAGGATTCGGGCAATCCGTTTCAATTATCTCTCCTAATCAAACTGGGTAGTCTGATAGGATTATTATAACATTAAATTAAAAAATGAGCAGTTTTTTACAGTCATACTCAGGACTATACCAGTTATTTAATGTCGCTGTCTCCCCCGACAAACCTGCGACTCCCCGATGAAGAGGTGCAGAATTACATTGTACCGATTATTTGATTTTAATTGATTTTGGTTTCTTTTCTTCTGGAATATTACGTGTAACTTTAACACTCAACATCCCATCAATTAGATCAGCGGTTGTTACTTCCATGTATTCACCAAGAGCAAATGAGCGAGTAAACTTTCTTGCAGCGATTCCTTTATGTAATACTTCTGCATCTGTTACTGTTACTTGTTCTCCCTTGATAATTAATGTTCCCTGATCTACTGAAATATCAAGGCTTTCTTTACTAAACCCTGCTACTGCTAGAGTAATAATATAGTTATCATTATCTAATTTAAGTAGATCATATGGTGGGAATCCACCTGCATTAATTGAATGTGCTTGGTTTAATCTGTCTAATTCCCGATTAAATCCAATAAAAAAGGGATCTTTAAAAAGATCCATAGCGAACGTTGTTACCATTTCTTTCTCCTTTTCAGCGAGTTAATTTATATCCCCGTTAGGCGGATACTATATTATTATAACACAAAAGGCAGGGAACTTATGTTACCCTGCCCTAAGTGTTGGATTATTTACTTCTTTAGTGCAACCTTAGCCTTTGGATTAGCCTTGTTCCACTTTGTAGCCAACTTGTTATAGTCAGCCTTTGCTTTTGCTGCTGCTGCGTCTGCAAGAGTCTTAGCAGTTAGCGCTTCTGCTGAAGCAGTAGCCTTAGCAAGCAAAGCCTCTGAAAGAGCCTTATCTGACAGGACTTTATCAGCCTTAAGTGTTGCAACTTCTGCCTTAAGACTATCAAAAATTCCTTGCATTGCATTGATCTGTGCAGCAAGTGCTGCAAGTGTAGCGTTTGTGCTAGAAGAAGAGTTTGACACTCTTGCTTGAGCAGTTACTAGAACTTGACCAGTAAGTGGCAATGATGTTCCACCTGCTGCTGAAATAGTTACAGTGTTTTCTGTCAAAGGCATAAATACCTTGTATGACTTAACTGTTTCTGTATCAGTTGTAATTGATGTTGCTGTAAGAACATCTGAACCTGAACCAAATGCATAGGTTGAAGTAATTCCACCTGTAGCAAATAGATTAGCATGAGTCTTTCCAGATACTGGAAGACCTGCTGCATCAAGAACCTGTACCTTAATAGTTGCTGCTTCTCCTGGAAGGTATACTTCCTTATCAAATGACAACTTAACTGTTGATACTGCTGATTCTACACGAGCAGCAACTGGAACAGAAACAATAGTTCCTGCTGAGTTCTTGACTGTAATATTTGCTGATCCTGCCTTGATGCCAGTAACTGTGAATAGTGCTTCACCGTTTACGATTGTTGCTGCTGTACCTGAATCAGATACTGTTGTAATATCGCTTGAATAAGCGTAAAGTGTTCCAGCACCGACTGTTACGCCTGATGCATCCTTTGCAACTGCCTTTACAGTAGTTGTATTTGCTCCAACTGCGATAACAGACTTAACTGGAGTTGCTACTATTGTAGCAATATCTCCGTAGAATGTTACTTGCTCTGTTGCAATTACTGTTCCTGTAAGTGTTGAAAGAGTGATTGTTCCAACTCCTGCTGTACCGTCAGCAAATACACCAATGTAGTTTCCTGTAGGAATTACCAGTGAACGACCAAGAGCAGAGATGGTTGTAGCGTTTGTGCCATATCCAATCAAACCTGTTCCTGAAACTGTTGCAAGAATTGATTCAGTTGCTGGACCGCCTACTGCATTCCTAGGAGTAACAACAATAACTGCTGCTGCATCTGTAGATGTTGCCTTTGCTGCATAAACTGAAGCATCTGTTGTCGCACTTGTGACTTCTCCTGCATTTAGGATTGATGTTGTATTTGAAGGAAATGGAGTTATATCCGCTGCCTTCACTGTTACTGTCCAAGATGCTGTTGGTCCATTGACTGGGCTAGTTGTTAAAATCTTAGCCTCATATGTTCCTGCTACTGTTGGAGCGCTCAAAGTTACCAAAAACTTTGCTGTTACATATGTTGGAGCGTTAACTGTTGAGTTAATATTTGCTAAAACATTGCTGCCTGCAATTACTACTGAGGCTGTTGATGTTTCTAGAAGTGATAGGGTTGCAGACTTTGCTGATCCCGCTGGTTGTGAAAACATAGCAGAGATCACTGTTGCAGTATCTGCTGATGTTTCTGAAATAAATGACAATGTTACCACTGCTGTTGCGGTATCTCCAGATGTCACAACGTCAGTCGCTGAGTCAATTGTAAGAGTTGGTGCATTAACAGCAGCACTTGTCGGAAGTGCTGTTAGTACGCCAAAAGACATTGCTGCAGCGATGCCTAGGGCGATTTTCTTAAATGAATTCATTTTTCTCCTTGGTTTTATGTTATATCTGACATTTCGCCAGAATTCTATTATAGCAGATGTGTGAAGTCTGTGTCAAACTAGACTTTGTTTTATTAACCTTAAAGTTCTTTTATTAAGACCACCCCGTACAAATTTATCATATAGGTATGACAAAGATCTGTTTGGGTCATGCCTTTTATATGTAGTAGTAGCATAAACAACATCTTCTAATTCCTGTGTCATATAAAATCTTTTAAGTTTAACATTATCGTGTGTTCTAAAATTAATATACATCAATGGGTCGCCTTTTTCAGATTTAATGTTTTTATCTAAATTATCATAAAATTGTAAGGCTGGATTGACTGGTCTAAACCATTTAGAAATATCATAACTTCCAGGAACTATGTACCCGTTATTACAAAAATTACTTTTGTGCATAAAAGGACTTAGTATTTCTATTTCAACAGGTTCTTCTGAAAAAAAGATATACCCTGGCATATAATTTAAATTATAAGTATCTTTGACTTGTAACACTCTATTCAGATATAAATCATCAAACGCCCTGTTACCTAAATTTAAAACTCTAGATTTTTCAACCCTTACATTTAGATCTACTGGATTGGTCATCATATATAAATTTTTTGTATATTCTAAAAATGATCTACAGGAAAACATTGAAGCAATGTTTGGTATATCTTTATTACTTGTTTTCTTTAAATCTTTATAAACAGAAACAAGATTATCTTCTAATAAATCAATTGCTGCATTAGTGTTAAAGGTGTTTTCAACTTTTTCAAATGTTGGCTTGGATGCATAGTAAACAGTAATCATAATAAATTTAACTTTCCTAAAAATTCTTTAACATCATCTGGCATCTCATTGTTTCTTTCATTTTCCAATTCTTGCCTTTTTTGCCTTTGCATTTCTTTGTGTGCGCTTGACCAAGTTCTAACCTCTACTTCAAGATTATTTTCTTTACTAGTATATGATATCGCACCAAAGGCTGCACCGCAAACTGCGTCAGCCAAATCTTTAGAAGATTTACGTGGATGGTCTACACGATTATTTTTCATAATTTTAAGTTCTGATAATTCTTCTAATAAAAGTGGAATGCTTGGCATAACAATTCTATCCTCATAAATAAGCATAGCCAAATCTTCATAATGTTTTTTAGCAACTGAGACTGTGTCTGTATCAATATTTACAGCCTTAAGTTCTTGCTGAATATCATATGATTGCCATCTATCGAATGTTACCTTGCCAATATTAAATCCTAATCTTCTAAGATTAATAATCCAGTTCTTTACCTCACTTAGGTTGACTGCTCCTTCTTTTTTAGGCTCCCACCATGCAACAGCATCTACTACAACAATTGGCGCTACTTGCTCATAGTCTTTAATAACCTGCAAGTTAACCCATTTTTCAACGTGTGCAATTGCTACAGCACACTTATCATGTCTTTGTGCTAAGTCTGCGTGAATGTAATATGTTTTATTTGGATCTGGAACAAACCCTTGATCAAATCTTCTAAATTCATCTACTGGATTACGAATGGTCATACATTTTTCTAACTTATCCTTTTGTTTAAAGAAAGCATCAGAAGAATATGTTGGCATACATAGGAACCGCATCATTGCATCTCCTAAGTCTGTATAAAAAGCAATTTTAAAATCATCAATACTTCTAGTTGGATTTACTTCCCATGTTGGTCTTTTAAGTGCCCATACTCCAGGAAATTTGTAAGAAATAATATGGTCTTCTTCCCACTCAATTTGTAATGTATTGTCTGGTGTTTCGTCTAGCAGTGGATTAATTATAAACTTATGTGATTTATGAACAATATCTTTGTCTGCTATAACACTCTCGTACTTTTCAGAAATGAAGTCTCCTTGATATCTTGGAAACGATAGCAATACAACCTTTCCTAAATCAGGAAAACGAGAATCTACAGTTCCTCTAAATGCCTTATATATATTGTCTGCTGTTTTACCTTGTTCATTTCCAGTGCCAACCTCACTAGCAAACCCAGAAATTTCATCAAGAACTGCAAGCAATAAGTTTAAACCTTCATGGGATTCTCTTTCTGAATGTCCAGAATAAACTGTGATAGTTTTATCAAACTCAATAGAATCTACTTTAGCATTATATCTTCCTGCAAACCAAGGAGATCTTTCTATTTTTGTTTTAAATCCTTTGAAGAAGACGTTTTTTGCTTGTTGGGCGTTGATAGCAACGTTAATAAGGTCAATTGCATCACCAGGCGGTTTGCCAAAATACCTCGCGGGATCTTTAAGACATAGCAACTTATAAACAATATAGGCACAAGCAACAGTTGAAGTGAAGTCCTTGCCACTACCCTTCCCAAGTTGTAAAATAATTTCGTTCTTAGTGTACTTGTCATAATATCTTGCTCCTTCGACATTCCCCATTAATAATTCAAGATCTGCCTTTTTATATATTTGACTCATTGCCTCTACAATTTCATATTGTGTATCTGACAATGGTGGTTGTCCAAGATAGTCTGATGACTCGACAAATGTTTTTGCATCTACTGGAGTTTCTTCAAAAGGATTATCCTGTAGCGCTTCTAAAAAATCATTGAACATCGTGGACAATTGTAATCACCTCGTCTGATCTTGATATATCAGACAACCTTTGCATAATTAAATCACGAACCTGTGGATGATCTTTTGCAATATCTTTTAATATATTAACAAGAACTTCTTGTCTTCTTTCAATTTCAACCACTTCTTCTGCAAGTTCTTTGTTTTCAAGCAATCCTGCTTTTTGCAACATCTCAATTCTTTTTGCTTCAATATCTAGGACTAGTTTAATTCCAGCAGTTTTTGCTCCTAAGTTATTGTTCATTGTTGCTTCATCAATAACTTCATATGCTTTTGCAATAAGTTTTCCATAATGTGTATCTGCAGCAGCAAGTGCTTCTTTAGCCCTAGAACGAATGGCATCATTTGCAGATACCATAACTTTCCATTCATTTAAATGTGCAACAACACGAGTTCTTGGAATACTCAAATCTTTAGAAATTTTTGTTGGATCGCTACCCTTTAAGTATTCTTCAACAACCTTATTAATTTCATCTAGATGTTCTACTATCTCAATATCCTTAGACATTTTTTCCTTCAATTCTATTAATTTCATCTTGTATATAAAAGATAGCCTTCTTTAAATCTTCAACATGTCTATACTCATCTTTTAATCCTGCTCTCCATAAATATTTAAATGCATTTCCAATATTAAAATTTCTATGACGGGTAATCTGAATACACTCAACACCAGATGGATCTGACGTGTAATGCTCAGGGTGATTTACTTGGTCTACTGTGATTTTAAGACTATCGCTCATCTTTTTGACTTCCTTAATCCAAATTTTGCAAGATAAACATAGATTGTTTCTATGCTTGCCCCACACTCTTTTGCAATTTCTTCTGGAGACTTCTTGTCAATAACAAATCTTTTCTTTAGCCATACCTCTGAAGTATAAAGTTTAGCAGACATCATGCCTCTTTGTCAACCTTAATAACGGGATCAAGCCTATTCCAATATCCGTGAGGGCTACCTTGATACATCTGTCCAGTTTCACGATCCATCAATATCCACTTTGTTGGAGCAAGAGTTCTTACAGTTAAGATTACGTCAGAATCTTCCTCTTTAAATAAAAACATGTCTCTATCGCTCATACTTCACCATCAGATTCAAGAACATCATAGTTATAGGCATTGGAATCCTCAAGTATCCACTTGTCGTAACTTTCAACATCCCACTTATTTGTATTAATTAGCCTATTTATTACTAGATCTTTTTTAGTAACAAATGATGGCTCTTTAATTCTTACCCTGTTGTTTGGCTGTACGGCAAAATTTCCATCATCTCTTTGAATAACATGTCCACATTTATGTTGCCCTGGATTTTCAGAATACCCATCATCCAAAATATTAGTTTCTGGGCTATGCCAATCTAAAGTAAATAGATAAGTTCCAGGAACATTAGTTTTATTTCTATCAATATAAGACATTCTCATATTGCTTAATGCCTGAAACTTTGTAACAGAAACGTGTGAACTAAAAGAATTCCATAAAACAAGATTATGTATCGGTTCTTCTGGAACTCCTGGCTTAGTGCAGAATGCATTAATTGGCATTCTCCACCAAATCCCACCATCTTCCATCATAAAATGAAACAGTGGGCTTCTTGCTTTAATACTTGAAACACCAAATATTACACATGGAAAATACTGATCATGACTATCCAATTGATCTCTTAAAAAATTTCCACGAACATAACATTCAATTGGTGGTATGTTTGCATTTAACTCTGGCATTAACCAACCCCTTTTTCCCAATTATTTAAACCCCAATGTCCTATGCCACAAGCATCTGCCACATCATTGTCATCTATAATCTTATCATAGTTGATTTCAATAAACTTTATAGTTCTTTCTTTTCTTATGTTACGCTCATAAGATTTATACCACGCATCTGACTTACCTGGATTTTTTGATCTAATAACAAGTTTTTCTTCTTTAGATAATGCTTTATTTCCAATATAATTTTGCCAAGTTATTGGTGATACCTTTGCTACATTAAGCACCCCAGAAACTCCTGCTGCTCCAATAATAGCGCCTTGAACCAACGCAAGATCTGCTGCAGTTTTTGGACTATTCATAAATACGGTATGTTCAATAATTATAGAATCAGTATTAATAAATGATTTATCTTTTAAAAACGACTGCACTTTTTTTGATGCATCAATACATTTTTGATAAATATCTTTTCCTTCAAAATTAATCTTTCCAATCATTTTTAAATTGCCAAACTCAAAAAGGGCAAATGCTAAACTATTAGTGCTTGCATCAATAGCAACAAATTTTTCTGGTCTAACGTATGTCATAATAGTCTATTAGTCCTTTCAAATCTTTTAATGCTTTATTAACCTTTTTATTATCTACAGAACAGTTTTCACAATAGTTAGAGTCGTTATATGCTGAAAGAACAGTTCCACATCCTCTTGCACATTTACGATCTTTGCCATGTCTTTTTTTTCGTTTATTAATTGCTTGCTTTTCTGCAATTTTAATCTTTGTCGCCTCTACTCGACATTCTGGACTACAATAAATTTGATAACTTACAGTAGGAGAAAATTCATTCTCGCACCACTCACATGGCTTCACTCAATTGCTCCAGCGAACCAATTTTAATTACCCCTGGTTCCGATTGGGCGCATGCCTTTTGTATTGGACATGCTTTGCAAATTTTAGAGTTTGATCTATAATTTTTTTGTGGTAACTGCTTATCTTGCCATGCTTGCCTTACGGTTTTCATCCAATCAAATGTAGTATCAATCCATTTTCTATAGTGGTCATTAACACTAATTGGAACTATAAACAACTCATAATTATTTTTATTCTCATAGATCATTAAGCCATTAGACATCTTCAATATCTTCATATAAATCAACAACTGTGCAATATGATATGTCTTTGCTTTGTTTGTTTTTTTAATATATTCAAAACCTTCATTGCTTACAGTTTTAATTTCAATAACAAACTCTTCGTTATTCCACTCAATCATTCCATCTGCCCAGCCATAAATAGGAGGGTCGTTGCTAAGAATTTTAAACTCTGTTGTGTCCTTACCATCTTCATCTACAAACTTTTTGGCAATCCCAGACTTTAGTAGTGCATCTTGAATTCTACCGTGAGAAAGAGATCCATTAGACATATTTGCTACTGAAAACGGAGTGTTTGTGCTTTCAAAAACAACACCATCAAATGCATGATACCAATATCTAGGACATTCTCCATGTCCATAAATTAAGCCTGATGGCGCAAATGTTTTTTTCTTTTGATGTTTTGGATCTTGTCCGACCATATAGCCAGACTGTATTTTTTCAATAACTGCATTCACATCTATATCATTTTCTGATTTTGCTGGTCTAACCATTACTTGCTGTAGTAAACTTTTAGTCATTATATTCCTTTGTTTATACAAGTATACACTATTTCGTAATATATTTTAGTGCTGATACTAAATTGTTTACTGATTCTGCTGCAGTGTAGTAAATATTTTTCTTTGCCCTGTTGTTTTTGTCAACATTTGCCATCCAAGTTGCCTTTAATGATAATTTAGCAGCAATAGCCTGAAGCCTGACAATCTCTAGTGTTGCCACTTGAATTGGGATATCTGGCTTAATGATAAGTTTAGCAATCATAGTAAGTGCAGTTGTAAGATCTTCATCTTCCATATATTCTGATATTTCTGAAAGACCATTAATCATTTCTAGTGTTGTTTTTTCCATTATATTATCCCTTTGTCATATTTTAACTTTATTGTTTTTTGTCTTATATCTCTTTCTTTGATAAACTCTGGTGATATTTCATTGATATAGGTTGTTTTTTCAGAAAATTGACACAACAACATATCTAAATATTCATCATCATTAAAAACTTTTTTTTCTCTCCAATGTACTTCATTGGTTCCAGAAAATATTAATGCCTCATTATTTTTTAAAATACTGCTTTCTCCTTCAACCACAATAGCCCAATCCAGGTTACTATCTAATTGAATATCAAAAGTTAATCTAGGAGTTTTAAATTTTGTATCAACATGTGGATGTAAATTTGGACTTCCATATTGTTTTGAATATCTAGTAAAAGAAATACTTTCTAATTCTAATTGTTTGTTTAATTTTTTTTCTGCTATATCAATAATTTTATCAAATATTTTTTTATTAATTTTTAAATTTATCGATCCATTATTTTCTTCCTTGTATTCTTTCCAATATAAAATTGAATACAAACGCCCTAATACTTCTTGAACAACATAATCTTCTTTTATAATATTATTAATTTCACTATAAAGAAAAGTCAATTCTTCTTCTGTAAAAATATTTTTTATAATTTTAGTATTAGTTATAGTATTTATATCCATTTTTCAATTCTTTATCTAGCCAAACTTTACTTTTTACTTCACTCATTTTAACATTTGGAGGATTTTTTAAATCTTTAGAATCTAAAAAATGAAAGAAAACCATTTGTAAAAAATCATCTTCTTTAAAATCATATGGTCTTCTCCAGTGAACTTGATCTTTTACATTAATCCAAAATCCTTGTCCGTCCAATAACTCAACCTCTTTGCCCTCTACCATGCTACGCCAATTAATATTTGATTTTAATTGATAATTAAAAGTTATAAAAGAAGATGTTTGGTCTAGATGTGGTGGCAAAAATGGCGTCCCATATTTTTTATTGTATTCTACAAAAAATGCTGGACCTAAATATAAAGATGGAGAGTATTGTTTAATATAGTTATTGAAAAATTTAACAATTTCTAAATCTGGTGTTAAATTAATCCTAATTCTTCCCAACTCTTTATTTAACAATACTGACGGTTCTTCAAAGCGCATACTTTCATTATTATTTGTTTCTGCTAATGGCATAAACTTTCTTGTATCATCTAAAAATTTTTCAAAACTTTCTAAAACATCTGTTGGAAATATTTTGTCAATAATAACATTGTTATTTGTTAAAAAATCAACAGTTTCATTCATTTATTTTTTCTTCCTCTCTGCTCATATTTAATTCACTTTGCCAAAAGTCACACTCAGACTCAAGATATTCTCTATATTCAGGATCAAACTCAGCATATTGATCTGAAGAAAAATGAAAAAATATCATATCTAATTGTTGACCATCTAAAATTTTTTGATCTTTTCTCCAATGAATTTGATTTGTTCCAGAAAAAACAAGCGCTTCGTTATTATTTAAAACAAACTCTTTTCCTTTTACAAATAATGGCCATTCAAAATTGCCACCCAACTGAACATCTAACGTAATTCTTGGTTTAGGAAAAACTTCATCAAAATGAGGAAACAGTTTTGGTACGTATCCAGTTTCATTGGTATAACTGACAAAACTGTGCTCTGTCAAATAAACAGAATAATCCAAAACATCATTCATTGTTTTGGTTACTTTATCTAAAATATTTGATGGCAAACCTGCATGATAAATTTTTTGACCTAGCAGTGTGGATAAATGGGTGCTGTCTACTGTTTTTATAAATTCATATATTTGATTTATTTCATTTGCTGTAAATATATCATTTATGATAAAGTTTTTATGGTTATTATACATAATACTATTATACACCATCCATATATTGTTCTAAAACGTCTACTTCTATTATAGCAAGTCTTATTTTTTTATTGCCTTCACCCAAAACAATAACAAGTGCTGGATCGCTATTATTCTTAATTGCATCTGTTACTACTTTTGCCCAAACAGCAGCATTAAGAGTAAATGATTTTGCACTTTCCTTAAAATCTACAGTAAAACCATTCCAAGAAGCATCTCCCTTTTTAGTATTTCTACCAGAGTTTTTATGCTGTATAGCCCCTAACCTTTTAGACTCAGAACGCTCACTCATTTTGATAATCCCTTTTTGATTTAGGAAGTAGGTTTACTTTAGATATATGTTTTTTCGTACACATCCAAGTTACGTCTTTTGTTTCAAGCCAAAACCTACAGACATCTATAACTTCACTACATTTTTGACATGCAAATTTACCAGTAAAAGTTTTAAACTTTTCAGACATTATTAACTTTATTCTTTATCATATCTTGTAAGTCTAAATCTTCTCTTACTCTGCTTACAAATGTATCTCTACCCTGGATCTTTGTGCCATCGTCAAGTTGATACCAAGCACCAGTCCTATTGATTATCCCCAGACTTTCTGCTGTATCAACCAAATCAGCGATGGAATCAATACCAAGATCATCACCTCTAAAATAAAAATCGTACTCACCAGATTGGAAGGATGGAGAAGTTTTTGAAAACTGTAACTCCCACCTAACTTTACGACCAACTTTTTCTTCAATGAGTTTGTCTCCGACATGTATCTTCCCCTTCAATGCTTGATTGTCTGATTCTGATGAAAATAGTTTAACAACAGTTGATGAGTAAAACTTTGTTGCCTGACCACCAGTTGGTTGTTGGCTGGTATACATTGCACTAATATTATTTCTTGATTGTGAAATAAGAATAAACAAAGTTGGCTTAACCTTATTGTTTGCATAATTAATCATCTTCCATGCATTACTAAAGTCACGAGATTCTGCACCAATTTGTTTAGTATTTTCTAATTGTTTTAGTTCATCCGTATCTTTTTCAAAATATATTGCTGGTAACAATGAAGTAATTGAGTCAACTACAATTAAATCAACTCCAGCCTCCATTAGTTGCACACCTACATCAACCATTTCATTAATTGTTCTAGCCTTTGAAACAATTAATTTAGATGTATCTACACCAAGTTTTTGTGACCATTCTTTATCATATGACATTTCAGCATCAATCCAAGCACAAATCTTTCCTTCTTGTTGTGCTAAAGCAACTGTCTGAAGGCATAAAGAGGACTTAGCAGAAGACTTAGATCCCCACATAAGGACTTGTCTACCATACGGCAAACCACCGTTTAAAGCCCTATTAAGACCAGTGCTAGGTGTTGCTGCATATTCTGTTGCTGGAACTGAATCTCCAGACATTATGCTTTTACGTAATTTAGGATTAAGTTGTGCTAAAACTTCTTCTATACTAACTGACATGTACATCCTCCAATGTTACTGTTCCGTCTTTTGTCTTTCCAAAATCAAACTTATAGGACTTTCCTTCTTCAATATGCATATATGCTTTTGCAAATGCCGTAGGAAATACTGTGACAGAATGAAGATCTCTAGATGTATCTGCAAGTGTTAGAGAAGCCATCTTTTTACCTGTCTTTGTAGTTCTTGACTTAAGAGATATTACAAACATTTGATCGTCCTTGTATGGTAACTGCTTGTATCCAAGGAACTTAACAAGTGCGTTAGATGATTCTTTTATTTCTTCAGAAGGTATGGAAGATACAATCCTATTATCATTACAAAGAACCAAGTAAGAACGACCAGTCTCAATAGTCGTATTTTCATCATCAAATATACCCACAGACCCAGTTTTGTCCAAAATTTCAACTCGTGACCATCCTGTTCCTCTTTTAATTGATTTTACCATACCCATAAAAATGTATGATCCCTTTTCTTCAAAGTCAACAATATCCTGAATAAATGCATAGTAGTGAGAAGGTATTGCAATATTAAACTCTGGAAGGTTTAAGTATTCATACAAGTTCTCTTTAATCTCTTTATCATTTCTAGGGTTGTCATTAAATGTTGCAGCACCAATTACCCTTAATGCTTGTAGAGCACGACTATTTACTCCGTTCCCCTTGGTAAATGTGAACTGTTCAAGTTCTTTGTACGAACTAAAAGGTCGTGCTGAAATATATCTTTCTGCAATTTTATCAGATATGTACTTGATAGCAGTGAGCCCAAACCTAATGCCCTTACCCTCAATTTTAAAATCGATATCCGAATCGTTAATGTGAGGTAACTTAACGCTAATGCCCATTCTTTTTGCTTCAATAAGATATTCAGTTCTCGCATCTTTATCCTTTTCATTTTTTAATAGTGCGAACATAAACTCTAGGGGGTAGTAGTATTTGAGCCACGCTGTCCAATACGAGAGAGTACTGTAAGCAACGGCATGCGATTTGTTGAACGAATACCCAGCATGCGCTTCAAAATCATGCCAAAGATCCAAAGCACTATTAGGGGAGATATACTTACTAGCACCACTAACGAAACGATCTTGGAACTCCTTAAACTCTTTAGCATCTTTTTTCTTGCCAATGATCTTTCTAACTTTATCTGCTTCCGACATGGACATACCGCCAAGGTGTACGCATGCTTGCATAACTTGCTCCTGGTAAAGAATGCACCCATAAGTATCCTCCGTAAATGGTTTTAGAATTTGGTGAAGATAATTAATATTCTGACGACCGTGCTTACGGTCAATATAATCTTTACCAATTGTGTTAGCAGCACCTGGACGCACCAAAGCATTTGATGCTGCTAGTTCGTTGAGGTTCTTAACGCCCATCTTGACAAGAAGGTTGGTGTATGGTGCTGCTTCGCACTGAAACACTCCCTTTGTATATCCATCTGATATCATCTGATATACATTCGCATCGTCCATCTTAATCTTAAGAAGGTCAATCTTTTTGCCATCTCGTTCTTTGATTATGTTAATTGTATCCTTAAGAACAGATAAAGTCTTAAGACCCAATGCATCAATCTTAATCAAACCAATTCTTTCAGCCTCTTCCATATCAACACCAACGACAGGAATTCTTTCATCAGATCCTGTAGATGATCTTGTTTCAAGTGGTGCGTATCTAAAAATTGGTTCCTTACTTGTTACTACACCTGCTGCGTGGATTCCTGTACCACGAATGCGACCACGAAGTTGTTCTCCATAGACTTCTACTTCTGGATACTTCTCACGAAACTCTCTTGTTGATTTTGAACTACAGAAATCATCCCAAGAGTCTACAGTCTTCAAAACCTTATTGACATCTGATAGCGGAATGTTCAACACTCGTGCAATATCTCTAACAATTCCTTTACCAGTGAACTCAAGGAATGTAGCAATAGATGCAACATGTCGATACTGTCTAACTAGATAGTCTTTTACTTCTTCACGGCGAGTATCTTGAATATCTGTATCGATATCTGGAAAATCGTTACGCTCTGGGTTAATAAAACGGAAAAACAAAAGGTTGTGCTCAATAGGATCAATGTCTGTAATCTTTAGTGCATAACAAACAAGAGAACCAGCAGATGATCCACGACCAGGCCCAACCATAATCTCTTCTTTCTTTGCCCAGTTAATCATATTGCTTACAACAAGGAAGTACGGAGCAAACTTTTTATCTTTAATAATCTGCAACTCTTCTTCAAGTCTATCAAGATACTCCTGATTTTCTGACAAACCTCGTTCTACCAAACCTTCTAATGCAACCTTTGCAAGTTCCTTATCAGGACTCTTATACTGTACTGGTAGTAAGTCTAATCCTTCTTGGATTCCATAGTCTTCTACTGTCTCTGCTAACAGAATTGTGTTTGAATAGATGTCAGGTCTATCTATCCCCTGCGATTCCATCGCTGCTTTAATCTCTTCGTATGAGAGCAGGTGAATATCAAACTTATTAAATGTAATCTGACGGTCTTCGCCATATAGATAATCTAGGCGTTCCATCATGCTGCCTTTTTTCTTTGACTTCTCATACGTTGCATCTTTTACAAACTTGCCATGTGTATTCATTAACAACTTAAACTCTTGTACTTCTTTTTGTGATGTATCAACATGGTGACAGTCTGGCGTAACAATAACTTTAATGCCAAACTCGTCTGCAAGATCTATTAAATGTTTATTAATATGCGCTTCGTTATGAGGCATTACTTCAATATAATAGTCATCTCCAAAGCGTTCTTTAAACCAAGATATGTACTTCTTGGCAAGAGCGAACTCTTCTTCTTCTAATGCTTTTACAAGCACACTACTTGGACAAGCAGAGGTAACAATAATACCTTCTTTATACTTTTCCAAAATAGTAAAATCAAATCTTGGTTTCTTAAAAAAACCATCTGTCCAAGATAGTTCACTAATCTTGTTTAGATTTTCCAAACCAATTTGATTCTTGGCTAGAAGGATAATGTGATTATAGACAAGATCTTGTTGACCTTCTCTTTCAGACTTATCTCGTGTATCAGATATGTCTGCACACATGTATCCTTCTAGACCCAGAATTGGCTTAATGCCCTTTGCTTTTGCAATACGGTGCAGTTCCCTATGCCCAGATAAAGTACCGTGGTCAGTGATTGCTATTGCTGGCATCCCTAACTCAACTGCACGGTCAACGTATTCTTCTGGAGTAGCAATCCCATCAAATAAACTAAAATGGGTGTGGACATGTAAGCCTACGTAATTCATCTCCTACCAGTCAGTATTTGTGCTGGTAATTGATGGGCTGTCAAAGCCAAGGTAGAACGCTTCTTGTTCTGCATAAGGAATCTTACGAAGAGCAGACTCTAGTGGATATGGCTCTGTGCCTGTCCAATCAAATGGCTCCTTATCTGGTGCAGATGGAATAAGTGTGTAGTTGGTTTCAGTTCCCTGACCATTACGTCTCAACTTCCAGACAACATTTGAAATGCTTCCAGTCTCCATTGCATATTCCTTGATTGTATTAAATGATGATTGCTTGCTGATACCCATTGACCAGATAGCAACATATGGTGGCTCTAGGCCATCGTCTACAAGAACATTGCAGTAGAAACGAAGACGGGCTCTCCAGCCAGCCTTTGGATCCTTGCGATGCATCTCTTCTGCCCAATCACGACCTTCTGACTCCATTGTATCTAGAGCCTTACGCTTGTAGTCCTTTGGGTTGGTGTGTTCCTTGACAACTAGTGCAAGTCCACGACCTTCGTTATAGTTTGCAGAGTCTTCGTCAAGTTCTTCAATAAAACGAATCTTTGCTGATTGTCCGTCTGCTAACTTTAGCCAACGAACTTTTGGTCCATCTGATTTTGGTTTGTCGAGCAGGGCATTGATGTTTTTTAGTCCCTTTACTACGCTCATATTATTCTCCTTTTTGTTTGTTTATTTATTTAGTTTATCATAGATGGTTGTTTTGTGCAACTATGCTATAACAATTCTAGCATATCTTGGTGTTTAATCCATTGAATATCTTTTTTATTTATAATATCAATATATTGATAATATAATTTTTCATTATATTGATCAATTACAGAATAATTTTTTATACCATTTCCATAGTATATTTTTATAAAATAATCATTGAGGTAAGACCCAGTCTTGTTAACAAAATCAGATTTACTTGGAACTGGAATGTTTGTTTTCATTTGTTCTAAAAAGTTTGATATCTTATCTGGCATTTTATTGTTTTTAGTAAAATCTTGCCAAAAACTATTATTTTTTTTGTTAGTTACGTAATGTATATAAATTGCAGCAATTATGTCATCTTCTAGATTTTTTATATAGTTATTAATTTTATCTCTAAAATTGATTTTATCAACAAGATATTCCTCAAAAGAATCTGCAAACTCTTCCATAACTGAAATAACATTCATTAATGCGCTTGCTTCTAGTGGTTCAAAAAAACTAGCAGATAATCCTACTGCTAAACAGTTACCAATAAATTGCTTTTCATAAAATCCAGCATCATACTTTATACATCTTGCTGGTTCCCAGTTTTTATTTATTTTAGTTTTCATTTCTAGCACTGCATCTTCTTCGGAAATAAAGTTACTATCAAAATTATATCCCATGCCATATCGTGATCTAGTTGGAATTTCAAACGTCCATCCATAGTCTAGTGCAGTTATTTTACTATAAGGTGGAATAGAATCTCCCATTGGAACTTGACCAACAATAGAACTATTTATTGGTAAGGTTTTGTTAGCGCTTATCCATTTTTCTTTATAAAAGTTTCCAACAATAACTCTATTAAATCCAGAACAATCAAAAACAAAATCTACATCCATAGAACTGTTTGATAATTGAATAGAATTAATTTCATCGCCCTCTGTTTTAAAACCTACTACTAAATCATCAACTATTGTTATTCCCATATCAATGGCTACTTTTTTTAAAAACTTTGAACATAAAAATGTATCAAAATGTATTGCTGTTTGTAATCCATTTTTTTTATTAAAAGAAACAGGAACTTTATTTTGCAATGAATATTTTGTACTTTCATCTATGTTTATTAAACTACCATCTTGTTTTATGGCTGTAGATATTAAAGACAAATACTTATCATTATAAATTTTATTTTGTAATATTAATGGAACAAAGAAATCAATATCTTCATCATTCCAGTTGCAAAATAAAGACCCCATCTTGATCGTGGCATTAGTCTCTTTCATAAAAGTACCAATATCAATACCAAATTCTTTTAACATTGGTAAAAAATTTCCAGAGGTTGCCTCTCCCACACCAACAATGCCTATTGAAGAGTTTTCAATAACTGTAACATTATGATGTGGGAATTTTTTTTGCATCTTTAGAGCAACAATATAACCAGATGTTCCTCCTCCGACTACAACTATTTTCAAACCGAATATCTCCTATCGTATCCAGCCTTATTAATTTGTTCTGCTGCAAATTCCCACTCAGCATAATTTTCTTGAACAATTCCATGCCCTTCAACGATTCTGTTATAGAAATTAAAAATTGCACAAACTGAAATTGCATCCTTGAGTTCTGCTTCAGAAAATCCAGCATCAAAAACATTTTGATAATCAGATTTTGTTAGTTGTGAAGGAGTCAAAGTTAACTTTTTAACCAAGTCTAAAATTGTTTTTAGTTTGTGACTTTCATAATCTTGATCAACAATATTTTTTAATTCTTCTTCATCTGCATTTAAAGATTTTGCAAATACAAGATGAGATCCAGTGCAGTATTTACATCCATTCAAAGATGATGTAAACATAGCAACAATCTCTCTATCTTTTGATGAAAGGGCGCTATCCTCTCTTAAAATTTCCTGAGCCAAAACTAATGCTGTTCCATACTTTTTTGGATTTTCCATAAATACATCTACAATTGTAGAATTGTTATTAAAACTAGAAAATACGTTTTCAATTGCCATTATTGTAACCTTCCTATTATGTCTGATTTAAAATCACTTTCTAACTCTATTATATCAGAATCTAGCATATCTCCAATATCTTTGTACTTTTTATCAAGTCTAATGATTTGTGATCTGCTGCCTATTTTTTCAACTATTTTACTTCCCATGGAGTTTCCAGCATCATCATTGTCAACAATCACACACACTTCATTAAAATATTTTTTAAGCAATTCTATCTGAGAACTTGATACATTTGCACCTAATGTTGCTACTGCTGAAAATCCAACCTGGTCTAATCTAATAGCATCAAATGAGGACTCTACGACATAAACTTTATTTGACTGTTTTACTCTATGCAAATTAAAAAGTATTTTACTTTTTGGAAGTCCTGGAGTATTCTTAAACTCTTTATTTTCAATAGTTCGTGCAACAAAACCAATGGTCATTCCTTCTGGGGATTGAACTGGTATTGTAACCATATCTTGTTTTTCAGAATAGCCAAGGCTAAACTTCTCTATAGATTTTTTTGTTATTTGTCTACCTTCAAAATATCGCATTGCTCTAGGAGACTCTAGCGTTTGATTGTTCAATCTTTTGATTAATACCTCATCATATTGAATAAACTCTTTTGGTTTATATAACTTTTTATTAATAAGATTTTCAATGTTAGTTTCTTTTTCTTTACTCTTAATAAATCTGATAGACTCAAAATAAGACCTACCAGTCATCTTCATAATAAGTTCTTGAAGTTCTGCTGTTTGCTGACAACTAAAACAAAAGAACAATCCACTTTCTTTAGACACTTCTCCTGCTGGTGTTCTTGTGTTATTGTGATATGGACAAAATATAATAAAGTCTGAACCAACTTCTGATTCTAATGTTATGCCTGATCCAACAAGGACTCTTTTAATCTGTTCTTCTGTATATGTATTGGTCTGTACCCGTCTACCGCGATTATCCACTGTATCTTCTTTCTTCCAACGTGCATTCCATATGCTGTAAGGGCAAACTCAAAATAATTTTTGTCACTATCATATTTTAGCGTAAAGTCTGGTTCAATGTCAATTCTTGGGGCATATCCAGTTTCACGCATCTGGATGACCAAAAGACGTAGATATTCTTCTTTAAGTCTAGGTATGTGAGATTCATCCTTGATGATGCCATCAAGATAGAAGTTTTTAATCGGTTTGTGATGAAGTGACACATTATATTATAACGCCTTATCTTCGTAGTCTTTGTATCGATAGTAACCTTTATCAAAGTCTACCTGCACTAAAAACTCACCCATAAAACCATTACGATTCTTTCTAAAGGCACACTCAATGATATCTGAGTTAGTTGCCCTACCCAAAGCCATAACCCAGTCAGCATCGTACGCAATCTGTCTAGACCAGGCAGTCTGACCAAGCGTAGGGACACTGCTAAGATCATTTACATCATCTGGGGTAGCAGAGGAGATAGCAATAATTGGAACCTCTTCTGAAATAGCCATAAGTTTAAGTTCACGAGACAAGTTCTTCATTCTTACTGTTTCATTATCAGATTTTTGATTTGGTGTCATAAGTTGTAGATAATCCACAATAACAAAGTCTGGTTTATATTGGTCTATCTTGCCACGTAGAACAGACGGACTAATCTCTCCACCCTGATCATTTGAGATAATATGAAATGGGTTCTTGCCTTCAAGGTGGCGCTTGTGCCATTCCTTTAATGTGTCTATCTCAATATTACCTTGACTAATTTTACGATGCGACCAAAGTCCTTCACCCATAATTGTAAATACACGATTACGAACCTCTGTTTCAGACATCTCAAGACTAATAATTAGTGGTGTCTTGCCTTGCTTCCAAGCCTGTACCGCAAAATAAAGTGCAAGCCAAGACTTACCAATTCCTGGATATGCAAGGAATACTCCTAGTTGTCCACCAGTAATTCCAGATGGTAGATAGTTGTCAAATCCTGGTAGTCCAGTTTTAATTCCTACATTGCCCGCTGCTTCCATTTTTTTGAGATGATCAAAATAAGCAATTGCAGAATCTAGATCAATAACATCAATATCACGAACGGCAGATGTATTCTTTTTTAACTCTGACGTTTTTGTAATTAAATTATTTAATGCTTCTACACCCTTGTCATTTTGAACATCTCCTGCTGCAGAACGCAGAATGTCTTTAAGGCTATCATTTAAATATTCATGCTGTAATTCTTCTAGATGGTGCTTAGTTGCTCCAATATCTTCAATTACCTCAAAGTCTCTAAACTTTTCAACGACAAGTGATGCTGGTGGAACAGAACTATTGTGCTCAAAATAATTTCTAATAAAATTCCAGATATCTGAGTGCGTTCTAAGAATGCCATCAACGTTAGCCTGTAATAGAACGTGTATCTGCTTATCTTTTAATACAGCATTAATTACTTTTGCTTCTGAGTTATTCACTTAGCCACGCCCTTGCCTTCCTACGTCTTTCTAATCGATCTTTATCATCTTGCTCTTTATCAAGTTTAGCCTTTAAAATTTTTTCAGCATTATATGCAAAATAATTCCAAGACGGATCTTGTGCCACTTTAAAATAGTATTGAAGTAAATCGTAACATGCTGGCAATCCATAGGACTCAATTAACGCATCTGAGGCCCACTGTTCTACATTTAAATTTAAAGTAGACTTTGCCTGATATCTTTCGTTATGATACTTAGAATATCTGCTTAGCAAAGCCATTCGGTCTTTGCGGTCTGCCATTATTCTTCTATTTCTGCCTTAGCCTCATTGATCTTCTCAGTCAATTTAGCCTCTACAAAGCCATAGACGCGTTCCATAGCATCGTTGGTTGTCTCACCCTGCCTCTTTGCATCTACTACTCCCAAATCAAGCCGTAGCGATTGAAAATTGCCAAGATTTAATGTATATCCTAAAGTAACAGATACCTTAGTGTTTTCGTTTTGTTCCATTAGTCCTCCAAAGGCCTAGTTAATGCTTTCATTCCAAACAGGGATAAATCTACCATCTTCAGTTCTTGTATATGTAAGTATACCATCGCCCATTCTGCGTGTCAACTCTTGTTTAGTGGGAGTATTATTGTTTGTAATTAGTCCATCTTTTCTTGGTTGCCCTTGATGAATTGATGCAAGAATATCTCTCATCTCTCTAACCTGACTTTCAGAATAATATGATCTAATCTGAAAACCTACTTTTCCATATTTACTACATCCTTTAGGAGATGGAATAATACCTTTTTTCATTAAACGTGGCATATATTTTCTATGTCTATTTAATAGTTGTGATGTTTCACTCACGGTATATGCTCGCTCTCTTTTCTTTTTAAACTCATGTAAAAAACAAATTTCATTTTGATCTTTATTAATGTTGTATAAAGTTATAGTACCAGTAGATCTGCTATTGTGATATATTCTTACAAGGTCTCCATTAAGAAACCATATTTTTTTGCTGCCAGAAATTACAGGGGCGCTATTGTAGTCTTTGCCCTTATCTTTTCCTGAGAAAGCAGCCATGATCCCTCTTTAGAACTATCTGGTGGATGATAAAATTTTCTTTTACCACACATAATACAGTATACCTCAAGATGCTCAGATGTGCTAAATTGACGGTCTACTAGGATTTTGCCTTTACATTTTGCACATTTCAATTTGGAATTCCAATAACAAGAACATTAACATCTATTGTAGCAACACCATTAGAAGAAAACTTTGCAACAAGGTTGGCCTCTGATGTTGTAACATTTGTAAGAAACACAGAAACATTTTTACCAGCCTCTGTTCCACCCTTATTCCATGGTGTTGCAACTACAATTGGTGGATATTTAAAACTAAAGTTAACTTTAAATGGAACTTCTCCTCCAGCCGTAGTGGTAGCAGCATTAGTTACGTTTACAGTTTCGCCATATATAGAGGCTCCTGGTGTTGGAACCTCATAACCTGTTCTTGGTGTGGTAGTCCCAACAATTTTAGTATTATTAGAAGATGTTGGAGAGGACTGTCTTAAAAGTTGATTAACTGTTGTAACAATGCTAGAGATGTATGAAACATCTAATGGCTGACCTCTTTGTGGTATTGGTAACTCAGGCATGATATTTAATTATAGCACATTCCGAATTAAAGATTTTCTTTAGTTGTTTTAACTAAAATCTGATTGGTATTTATTATCCTATCATATGTTGCATTTTGAACAATAACATTAAAATTGTCTACGTCATTTTGATCTAACAGAAATCTAACACTAAAAAATCCTTGTTCGGTCTTGCTATATGAATAGGTTGAAACTGCTGGTTCTCCAACCGCAGTATTTGTTTTTAAAAATATATCATAATTTCTCATATATTGCAACTCTATTCCTGAAGGAGCCCACTGTAAGATTACTTCATAAATTGAAGTGCTTCCCTGTTGTTGTACAGATAAAGTATATGAATATGGAGAAGCAATTGTTGGCAACGCAACCTCTTGTATTTTTGACCAGTGCGATGCTCTGTTTCTATCTTCAGAAATAACTCTATATCTTAATCTAATTTTTCCAGTTTGCCCACTAAAAGGTGGAAGATCTTTGTTTTTAATAATAGATTTTTTAATATTTTTATCTGCCATTATTCAACACCAACAGACATCCTATACTCTATATAATTATTTGTGTTTGATGCTTTTAGTATTGGTTGCTCATCAGCATTTTTTACTACTGTATATGCTGTTAATCCATATAGTGGATTTTGAGTTGTTACATTTTCAATTCTAATTGCATCAAGACCAATATAGTAATTATCGGTCAATGCATTACTTGTAACTGCACAAGCATATATTTTTAAAGATGTTACATCTGCCCAAGAAAATCCATCTTCTTGTACAACATCTGAAATATTTTTTTCAATAGTATAATATCTATTGCTTGAAAAATCAATGCTTGCGTTTCCTGCATCAACAACATTAAAAATTAATCTTGCTTTTTTAGTAGATGTATTGATAAAATCAACAATAATTTTTACGCTATCTGGGCCAGTGTAGGGGGTTGAGAGTGTTAGGGCTGCAGACTTATTTATAACAGAAAAGGCAATTTTAATTTTATCAGATAGAGAGTTTTGAGATAAGTTAATTGATGTTCCAGTTTTTAAAATATGATATGCCGATGATAAATTTGTAGAAGATGTAGCATCTTTAATACTAGAAAAATCTCCAGCCACAAGAATAACATTATTAAAAAACCTACATCTTTCATGATAGTCATTTCTATTATTTCTATAAAAAATTCTATTATCAGAATTTGCTTGAAAAACATCATAGGCAACATCAATAACATTATCATCACCAGGATCTAATGCAGTAGTTACAACAGGTATATTTGCTGTTGATGCAGTTACTGATTGCCAAGCCTCTTCTTGTGAAAATAAAACAATATTTCTGCTATCAAATCCCGCAGCAGATGGATTGCTTCCAGCAGAATAAATTCCAATTTCAGTAATTTCATATTTTTCCTGGCTAGGAAGTTCTCCTGTAAACACTAACTTATTTACTCCATCTTCATATACATAACCACGAGATGAAATCGGTACCCTAAACATTTCAAAGTCTAACGATTCTTTTTGTGCATATGTATTAAAACTGTGTGAGTCTGCAGACCCTAATGGTTGTGGTCCAGAACCAAAAGCCATGTAGGATGCGAATGCTGGGGCAGTGCCTAAAAGGTACTTTGCCACAATTTCTTTGCCAGTATTAGTTATCAAGACTAATCAACCCCTAATGTATCATTATATATTGTACCACCTGAAATGATTTCAATTTGAATTCTTTCATCAGAAGCATTGTCTTTTGTTTCTATAATTAAGTCTCCATTTGCATCTATATATACATTAGTTCCATTTGTGCTAGAATCTGTTGGAACATCTGGTATTCTAGTGAGAAGGTTAATAGCAAAATTGAAAAAATACACATCTGAAGTATCCTGAAGGGCTATAATCTTTTTTGGATCATAGGTGTTTTTAAAATTTGCAATATTTGCAATAGGCTGATAATCTATATTTTTAGTATTAACAAAATTTTTATTACTTAATATTAAAAGTTCGTGTCCAGCAATTTGTTCAAACAACAAATTTACAATTTCTCCCTCTCCTATAGGATTTATAACGTTTTCATCAAAACCAACATATTGGGGAGTTGCTATTTTAATAGAGGCTTTTGTCACTAAACTAGATGACTTTTGATCTATTTGTGGAACTGGTGGTGTTGCTGGTTTATCTTTGGTCATTTCTAACCATTCTTCTTCCCAAGTACCCATATTACACCTCACTCAAATAAACTGTCATAGATGGTCCACTATCATTTCTATCGTATTGAATATTATAAACGATAAATCTTGTATTTGTTGTTGCTACCATATCAATATCATCATTGTTTTTATAATCAATAGTAACAATATCTCCTAACTGAACTATTGGAGTTGCAAACATTTCAATCCCTACTGATTTTTTAGGTTGCATTAGTTTATTAATTATCCACCCCATTAAATTTTCAGCATCGTCAGATGTTTGAATATAATCACTTTCAATAGAAAAATCATTTTTTCCATAAATAATTCTGCTATTTTTAATGGTATTATATTTTTGTTCTTCAGTAACAGGTGAATATACAATAGCATTTCCTTTAAGTTCTTGATCTGAAAAACTTGAAGTTTTCTTAAAATAATCATCAACAGTTAATGTATTAGTATTATCTTGTGTAAATGCAATACCTAGAATATTTAAAAAATTAAAAGATGTAGTTCCTAGGTCTAATAAAGAATCTGTTGAATTAAAAATTAAAAACTCTGCGCCATAAGCATTTGATTGATAATTTGAAATAGTAAAATCTTTTACTCTGTCTTGTGGTTTTAATATCTGTGAAGATAGTGCTGGATATGCATTATCAAATCTAACATTTAAATATGCACACTCTCTCATAATAGTTCCAAACTCATCATAAAAAATTTTATAATTTGGATTATTCCCAGGGCCAACACCAGATAAATATGTATCTTGTAAAACACCGCTTAGTGCATATTTTCTTAATGAGTCCTTAATATTAATTGAGTTACCACTAAATACTTTACTAATTGGCTCAGTTATAGCAGTTGCTCCATTAGTAGAATAGTTTGGTCCCATGGCAAGTAGATGTTCAAACATACACTTTGATCCGCCACGAGTAAATAGTGCCGTATTATAATTTTTAGGAAGTGGGTCTTTGTCATCAACCGTAGCAATTAAAACATTGTTTATATACAAATAAAATCTTCTGCTATTTTGACCCAAAAGATTATCTACATACTCTACCGCTAAATCATAAACTGTTGTGTATTTGTCTTCAAACTTTTTAGAAATACCAACAAAGTTTCCAGAGTCAGATAAAATATCTCCGTTGCCACTCCACAAAAGTTCTGGTATTGCTTTAGTAGAATCTGAATCTTTTTTAATCTTATAAAATATAATATCTGGTTGCTCTTCAGTTCCACCATCTAAAGAAATAATTTCAAAATAATAACCATTGTTATTTGCTGCATTAACCAATACACCAAGTCCTCCAGAATTACCAGATAGTTTAATTGGTTGGTTTGGAGAACTTGTTGGTATTTGATAATATATTGATCCATCTAGTGGTGTAAGTGTTTTATACGAATCATTATTTTCGTCTTGAATTTCTCCAACAGATGCACCAATAATTCTAATTCTTGTACCAAAATAATTATATCGATCTTGAAAACTTTTAGTAATAAGCGTAATAAAATTTGTTGCATTTGGATCAGTACTTGTAAAGTTTGGACCTTTTAATACAAGTGCTGACGATTGTATAACTCCTTTATGTTTTTGTGGATTAATAATATTAGTTGTTGATATTTCATTTTCTGTTAAATTAGATTTGCCCAAATACTTTTTAACAACACTGTTGGCTGTAGATTTTTTAGCCAAATCATTATCTACACCAGCAGGGCCAGTTGTTGTGCTTCCAGCAAAAGTACTTCCTCCAAAAAGATACTGTGATTCCATAACACAGCCTTTTCTGTTATCATAACTTAACCATTCTTGTAAAAGTCCAGCAGTGTGATAGGCAATTTGTGTTCCAAACTGAGCCCTTCCACTTGATATTACTGCACCTTCTTTCATTCTACTAGTTCCAGCAATAAGTTCATAATATGGCTCAGAGTATATTCTTACCCTACCAGTATGATATATTTTTCCATTGAATGGCATATTTGATAAATAATATTTATATTCAGCATCATTACTAATCCAAACATTTCCAATTCCTGCGACATTATACTCAACAGCATCATATTTTATAACTTCACCATTTGCATAAAAATAACCTTGATATCTAACTAACAAATATGCACTTTCGCCAAAATCAACAACATTATTTTGAATAACTCCACCTTGAACGGTAGGTGGTAAATTGCTAAGATCTTTATTTAAAACAAGCGCAGCAAGACTATATCCTCCAGAACTATTGCCAATCTTTGATTCTTGTGTATCTTGTATTTGCCATAACAAAGATGGTTTGTATATCCAAGATTTGTCTTCAGAACTAATACTTGTTTCTTGTCCTAATTGACTATACATCTTATCGATGTATCTTGTTTTATAAGTAATCTTTCCATCATTATATATTTTTTTATCTTGAGATGCCACACTAATAATATTGGCAAGTTTTTTTCCGTCAATAATTTTGTTTTGAATAATATTGACAGTGTCAGTTACTTTTGAACCTATTAGTTCATAATTAATAGGTCTTTGCGATGCGCTTGGCATTAAATATTCTTTGCTCATAACTATAAAATTATTATATTCATCAAAAAACATTGCCGTCTGTGTTGATATTGCTAAATCATTTAATATTTCCGCTAAATTTTTATCTGGACTAACAAAAAAATATGGAATAACTGGATCAATATCGTTAACATTTCTTTTATAAATATAATTGCTAAATCCAACATAATCAAGTAATAGTGCTACAGCATAACTTAGTGAAACATTTGTAATAAATAATTCTGGTGCTGGCATTGACTCAAAATAAAAATATAAATCTCTTAATTCAATAGAAATTGTTCCACCTGTTATGTCTGCTTGAGGAAAACCTTCTGAGTATAAAGTTTTTATTGGAACTAAATAGTCATATCCAGAAACATTAATAACATTTTCATAAAAAGTAAATTTAACATTTTTTCTAATATAGTCTGAAATCAAACTATTTGAGTTTTCATTAAAAGACTGATCTTCATCAAAAATATTTATTGTTCCAGTTGATGCAAGCAATTGTCCAATAGGTAGTGCGCCTGAGCCAAGATCTCCTAAAGATTTTGTAACATTATAAGAAACAACTCTGTCAGAAATGTCCACATTAAGTCGTGGAGAAAACTCAATAAGGTCAAATGTTGAATTAAATTTATTCATAGAGTCAACAATAATTCTAACACCACGAATATAATCAAACTCTCTATATCTAGTTTGATTAGTTGTTGCTTCTAAATATGAAGATGGATTAACCAAGTTAGTTACAAAATGTTTTGTTTGATCTAATGATTCATCAGTCAAGAACCATGTATACTCTGGAACAAATTGACTGTACTCATTGTCTAAATTATTCCAAATGTAGTATGTACCTTTATCGGAACTACTAGTTATAACTAAATATGCATACCCATCTACTGCATCTTTTGGAAGCAAGGTTGTTGATGATAAAATTTCAGCATGAATAAAACGAGATTTATATTGATCTGGAACTTTTAATCCGTAGGATAATTCTACGTACCCATCATCTGGAACAATTGGAGATCCGTCTGGTCTTGTTGATGAAAAGTTAAAATCTTGAACAGTTACCCATTGATTTCCTTTTAATACTTGAATCTTCCATATAGTTGGAGTTGTTTTATTTACCATACCATAAAAAGGATCTGATAAAGTACTAATTGTAGATTTATACGGACCTAAATCAACACCACCAACATTGGTCTGCATTTTAATAATAACTCTATTAGATGGAACATTATTTTTATAAACAACAAATGGGGCTGCATCATCTAAATAATATGATTGTCCTATAAGTCTATTTGCTATACCTCGTTCTGTTGTATTAGCAGAAGAAGTAGATTCTTTTTCGGTTCTATAAGAAGTCCAGTATTTAAATTCATCATTTCTATCTGGCATATAATATCTTGGCCTTTGTGTAAAAAAAGAACCTTGATCATTTAATGCATCAGTAGTAAGCGAAGGGACATATCTGCCTGGAATATAAGATGTTTTGTTGATTCCTGATCTTGGTCTAAATGGCTTAATACAATCTTCTAAAGAATAATATAGTTTAAGTTGTTCTTTTGTTGCGGTATAAAATATTGGGTTGTCATCATCATCTACCCCACCATCTACTACAACATCAGCATCTGTTGCACCAGTATAAAATTGTCCGACATCATTTGCATCAAATGTTGACTGAATTGTTAAATATCTAGTATCACTACTTTGTGGGCGATATCTATAGTTGCCTAACTTAAAAATATTATCTGGCATATTCATATTCCACTCAGCAACTATTTTTGATTTTGACTGAATAGTTGGTGAATTTTGAAAATGATTTTTTAGCGCTGTATTATTAAACATTACACTTCTTCCAAAGTAACAGAAATGTTCCAGAGATCGTGGTTGGTCCTACCTCTTTTTACAACATCATAACTAAAGTCTGCAATATACACCTGCACAATTTCACTATAACTTGTTAAGTGTAAGAATGCTGAATCATCTGATCCAAAATTTTTATAATTATCATATGATAAAAACATCCAAAATGGACCTTGGTGGTTTTCATACCAATCAAGAAGTTCAACTCCTCCTGCGCCACCGTCTGCTGTATACTCATTCTGTCCAGTAAGATCAGACTTACCCGTTGAATTAAAATCTGCAACCCTCAAATATGCTCTTGATGGCAAATTGTCCCAAGACATAGATATAGTCATTTTGTCTGCAATATGATGAGATCTCATATTTCCATTAATCATTCTTTGTCGTTGTTCTATTCTTGTTGGCTTAAATTGTATTGATGATCTATTATGATCTGATAAAATTAAAAATTGATTTGCTGGTTGAGCAGTAGTTGCTAATGATGAATCAGCACCTATTTCTTGTCCGATAGGAATATAAATACCAGTTGTATCTAATGTGCCAGAATTTTCTGACCAAATTATAGCCTGTGGCCTAGCATGTCTTTTTCTACCTAAAATATATGATGCTGTTGCCATTATCTATTACCCCTAATTCTTTGTGAATCAATTTGTTTAATTTGATTAATAACAGTTCTTGCAATATCATTTGGATTTGCATTGCTATTTGATACATTGACGCTTAGACTATAATTATACACTGAGTTACCTGGAAGTTCTCCATTATTAATATTATTCATTACCCCTGTGCCAAGCATATCAACTGCTCTTTTTTGTATTACAAATTCTCCAGGAGTTAGCATTGCTGGAATAGTGTCTGTTCCTTTACCATATCCCCCTGCTGCAAAATATTTTGGAACAATTCCACCCATATTCATATATTTAGGAACCATACCGCCCGTAGACCTATACATTGCCGTCCATGCTCCCGTTGCTCTACTTGCTGCTAAATTTAATGGAGATGTAATATTTGCTTTGGCAGTTGCTTTTGCAGACTCTGCTTTTTTATCTGCTGCTTGTGCATCTCTATTTAGCGTTGGGTTAGATACCCCTGCTCCCTCTATTGCTCTAATGCTTGGTTTATTAATTTGAGAAGCAATAGATATACTTGAAAACTTTTTATCTGCTGCTTGTGCATCTCTATTTAGCGTTGCTTGCTGTGCTGCAACTCCAGTATATATTTCAAACATTGTATTGCTTAACTTTTTATCATTTATTCTACTTTCATTATTTGCGTCTGCTACCTTTTTTGCAATAATTGCTGTTGATGCTACTCTATCCGCCAGTCTTCCTGCGTCATTTGCTGCAGCAATTGCTTGTGGTACCGTTAAAGATTTTTTATCTGCTATTGCATTGTCTCTTGCTTCTATGGCTTTTGGCTCTGCAATTGCGTTCCGTTTTGCTTGTTCTATTGCTTCTGGAACAGTAAGAGCAGCCTTATCTTTTATTTGTTCTTCTCTAGCATTAGAGGCTGCTTTTTCATTTAATATTCTTTGTACATCTGCTACATCTTCTTTTTTGGCTTCAGCCCTTGCATTATTTCCAAGGAATTGCATTGTACTTGAATAAATACCCATCATTTCTGCTACCAGAGGACTCATCCTACCAACTGCATCAGATGCGTTTGCTGAAGATCGTTCAGCATTTTTAGAAGCAGTAAGTTGATCAATATTTCTTTGTCTTTGTTCTTCTGCTAATTGTTCTTGACGTTCTACCCAAGCAACTGTTTCCCTTACAACATCAGAAGATGGCCTTACGTTAATATCAATACCTGATCCACTTACCGTTGTTGGTTTTGTTGTATCTCCGTTTCTTACATTTATTCCTGTTGGCGTAGTTACAACCTTTTTTTCTCCTTGTCTTACAGTTTCTGGTTTTTTTGTAGTAGGTTTTTTTGTAGTAGGTTTTTTTGTAGTAGGTTTTTTACCATCTGTAATTTTTGAAGAATTAGACGCTTTCTTTTTAGATGTTTTCTTTTTAGAAGGTTTAGATGAAGAACTTACTGGGGTAAAATTAAATCCAAGTCCTCTATTAAACATCCAGTCATCTGCAATAGCACCAGACTCTGATGTGCTGTCGCTTTGTTCAGATTTAGCAGATATAGATCCTACTGTAATTTTTTCTGTTAATGTTTTTAATGCTGCGGTATTATCAGTTGTAGCAGTCGTATTTATTCCTATTGGTGTTAGATCTGTTTCGTTTCCAGAAGGCTTTACTATTGGATTACCATTTTCATCATAGTTCATTGCAACGCCTGCTACTTTAGCACCAAATAAATCTTTTATTCGTTCATTAATAACACCTGCTACAGATGACAAAAGTGCTTGAGGTTTTCCAGCAACGGCATCTTTAATTGCTGATAGTAGACTTTGGCTGTCAAGTTTAAATCCACCAATTTCTTGAATTTTTGTAGCAATATCGTTATACGCCTTAAGTTCTTCTGGAGTTCTTTTAAGTGCTTTTGTAAACTCTTGAGCATATGCAATTTGTTTTTTAACAATATCTAAATTAATTTTAGCAAGGTCTGCAGCACTCTTAGCATTTTCTTCTTCAATTTGTTTTCTTGTTTTACCATCAGCAGTGATACTTTCAAGAGTTTTCTTTCTTGCCTCTTCAATACTCTTTCGTTTTGCTTCAAGTTGTGCCTGAATTTCTTGTTGTCTTACTGACTGAATTGCTCTTGCAGCAGCAGCCATATCTCCACGAGCAAGCGCTTCAGCAATGCTAAATCTTCCTTCTTGCAAGCGATTAATCTCTTCATTGCGTTTTACAATTTCATCTAATGCTTGAATTTGTTTATCATAAACTTTATTGGCAAGTTCTTCTTCATAGTTTATAAGTTCTAATGCATAACCATTTCTTTTAGCAGCAATTTCTATTTCTGTTTTTTGTACAATAAATTGATTTTCTGCAATTGCATTTTGTAATTCAAGAAATTCCAACATTTGTTCATTTGCCGTTTGTTGACTTACAATTGCATCTTGTTGTTTAGTCAATACAACTTTATTATAATATTCTTCAAGATCGTTACGCTTTTGTTGTGATTCAACCAATTCCTCAAGCGCTTTACCCTTTAGTCTGCCATTTCTAATTTCAAGAGCAATTGAGTCACTTTCTGTAATAGCCATTGCTGTAGCATAATCAATGCCTTGTTTCCTAAGTTTATTTACTGCAGCAGTTCTATTTTCTAGTTTTTGCATTTCTTTTGCATTGTTAGCAACTATTTCTCCTGCAGCAATTGAGGCAAGTGCTTTATTAATCTGTTCAGCACCTGCTTTAATACCATTTTTAAACTTAACAACACCTTTTTCAATTTCTAAACCAAATTTACCAAACTTCTTTTGTATTTCTTCTGGACTTAAGCCCTCTATCATATCTATAAATTCTGTACTAAGTTTTTTGGTAGCAACCAATTGATTTGTTATGCCATTAAATGTCATGTAGGCTCCGCCTTTTTTGCCACCTAAATCCATAACTCTTTTTAGTTCTTTAAATCCCTTTAATGAATTAACTGATGCTTGCTGAAAAAGTTTTAATTTTTTATTCATATCATCAAATGTTGTATCTCTTCCATCGCCTTTTTTCTTTGGTGGTGGTGTACTACCGCTTGGTTTTGGAAGAATGCCAGTCTTACCATATATAGGCTTTACTTGACCAACAGTTGTTGCAACCTTGCCAACATCGCCTCTAATTTTTTGTTGAACAGATTCTGGAAGTATACTTCCTCCAGCCTTTGCAATTGCAGCATCTTCTGCTGCTTTCTCTTCTTCTGGCGTTATTGTTTTATAAATTTGAATGAATGACTGAATAGCAGTTTTTTGTTGTTCTTTTGGTAACTTACTTATATAGTCCCAAAAAGCCATTAATTCTTTTTGTTCTCCAGCCTGGATATCTAAGCCTTCTGTTAAAATATTCATTATGGCATTTTTTTCAATTGGGTCTGGTAAATTTTCAATTTTATTAGAAAGTTCAATTATTTGATCTAACTTCTCTAAACTTCCATTATCATCAATAATCATTGAGGCTTTGAGTTCTTTGCCCTGAAGTTTAAATAATGCTGCAAGGGTTGCTGCTCTATCTTCAAATTTTCCAGAACCCTTTTTAGATGTAATTTCAGTAAATATTTTTGCGCCAATTTCAGGATTTTTTTCTCCAAATAATGTATACAATACGTTAGAAACTTCAGAAACTTGGCCTGCGTCATTAATTTCAAATGCTGTAGATACTGTCTTAAGCATTTTTTCTTTATCACTACCAAACATTTCTAGTAAATTAGTTGCAGCACCTACTTCAAGTGCGCCACCTCCAACAAGTGTGTCAATTATTACCTCTAGCCTTTGTGCTTTTACTCTAGTCTCATTAGTTGAAAATGCGCTAACTAAGTTTGAAGATTTTGCTAAAAATGCCTCTGCTCCTGCAGCATTAGTATCTTTATATTTTTGTCTAACTTGCTCTTTTAATGATTCAAAAAATGGCACTTCTGTGCCTAATTTAACATTATTTACATTAGCAAGTTCATATGCTTTCATCTGTTCGTCTAAAACTTTTCCAATACCTTTTCTTAATTGAGAAGTTTCTGTTTTTTGTTTTGTAGTTAATGCTGAAATTTGTTCATCAAGTGCTGCTTGTTTTTCTTTGTCTTTTGTTAATTCTTTTTGTTTTTTTAATTCTTGTATTTTTTTACTATATAGGTTATTTTGTGCATCTACTTGTGCCTGAACTGCCTCAATATTTTGTACATTTACTGCTGCTACTTGTGCTGCATATCTTTCTACTTCTGTTTCTGTAAAGATGGATTTAAGTCCACTCCATGTTTTACCTGCAATACCTAACTTACTTATAGACTCTTCAAATCCTTTTAAAGAATTTTTGCCAATATCTAAATTTTCTTCAATAATTCTTGTTCTTAATAGTAATGGTGTTTCTAATAAATTTTCTCCATTTGGGCCAAGCAGTTCTCTTAGTTCTCCTACAATTTGAGAAGAAACTGTCATGTCATTAAGAGAAATACCTATAGATCTTGCAAAACTTTCTGCTTGTTCTAAACTCATAACTCCATCTGCAACATAAGAGCCTAGTTGTAAACCAAATTGTTTAACTGCTCCTCCTCTATCTGAAGAAAGTGCAACAGTAAAATTTTCATATATTTGTTTTCCAATGTCAGACTCCATCATTGATGTTCCAAACTGTTGACCTTTTCGATCAAAGCCAGTTAGATATTTATCTAATGTACCCATACTTCTTCGTTTATCCATTAATTCAGAAGCACCAATGTTGCCAGTTAATTTCCCAATTGATTTCATCTTTTCAGTCGTTGCAGACATAGTTTCTATATATTGTGATTGTGCTTTTGCCTGTTGTTTATTTTTTTCTAGTAGATAATAAAATCCAGCAACTAATGCAATAGCACCAACAGCAAGAGCACTCCAAGGTCCTTGAATCACTTGCATTGCCATAGTAGCAACATTCATTGCAACCATAAATGGGGCAGCCTTTTGTGCAATTCCATTACCCATCATTCCAAGAACAGAGGATAGTGACGACATTCCAAATAATACCCCGTTTGTTCTAGCAAGCATTATTTTTCTTTTTTGTCTTTCAGCATCTCTAAGTTGTCCATCTTTTTCATCCACAACATTAGGAGCAGTAGTTCCAACTGGAACTATTTTTAGGCCATCTCTTTTATATTTAGGTTGTTTTGTTTTTTCTGTTGGCACCAATTCGCCAGCAGCACCACTTCTTGTTAGTTTTGCAGCAGCATCTTTAAAACCTTTAATAGCACCTTTTGCTAATTCTGCTCCAGCAATATACATAATTCTAGATGGCGATTTAATTTCTGCGGTATCTTTAAATCCATCAATTGCTCCTCGTGCTGCTTGAGATCCAACCGTATATGATGCTTTTAAGATTTTATAAGTTTCTGCTTTATCTTGTTTGTATTCTGCATTAATGTTTGCGTCAACAATTGCACTTTGATTTCTTGATAATCTTCTTCCTGATAACCCTTTAAATGCTCTACCATTAAATTTTGCAGCATCTTCTGGCACAATCTCGTCATCCCCATACGGAGTTCCATATTGTAATTGGCTTCTCGGAATATCTCTTAAGACCATCTTTAACTGTGTTTTATTAAATACTTCAGTACTTGTTTTTGATTCATCATATCCAGCAAACATTGTAGAATGTTTTAATAATGCAGCAGTATGTGCTTTTTCTAATATAACTTGTTTTTCTTTTTCTGACTTTGCCTGTAATAATAATGGCTGTACTGCTTTTTCTGCCTCAAGAATTTGATCTCTTGCCATAACTGAGGCTTTGCCTGCAGATACTCTACTTTTAATTAATGCATCTTCTATTGCTGCTGCATGCTTATCTCTTGAATAATCTATTTCTGCTTGTATTCTTTGTTTGTCAGTTAATCCAAGCATTTGTTTTTCAATATTAACTTGTTCAGAAACTAATGCAGCGGCTTCTTTTCTCTTATCTATATCTTTGCCTGAACTAACATATTCTTTAGCCTTTGCTGATGCTGCAACAAGTTCTTCATATGTTTTTGGTTCGCCTGCAATTCCAGCAGCATTTAGCATTGAGTTTCTTTCGCTAGATCCAGGAGTAGTTGTTCCAGAAAATCTATCTGTTCCTACTGCCGTTAAACTTTCAATATTATTTTGACTTAATTCTGTTGCTAAATCTTTTAAACTTATAATTAAAGGTTTTGCAATTGTTACCAATCCGTCTGTAGTTGTAGATAACACACGTAGACCAACTTTTACGTCTGGCATTAGGCTTAATACTTTTTGTAATACTGGATCTGCTAATGTCGCAGGAAGTTGTGCTGGTGTTAATCCCTCAAGATGGCTTGCAACTCCAGAACTTCCTCCTGCAAATCCTGGAATATTATCTGCAATAATTCCCTGAATTAAAGGAGCATATTTTTTGTTTTGATCTGCAGGAATAATTGCCTCTCCTGGAGAAAGCATTGCAGGAACAACATCTCCAGCACCCTTTGGACCAGGAACAGATACAACACCTTCTGCATATCCCTTTGGTTTTGGACCACCTGCACTAAAATAACCTGGATTTGACATTTTTAATCTAGTTGCTGCTAATGCAGCCTGTCCATATGCCTCTGCAAGTAATGCAATAGAGTTACGTTCAAGAGTAAATGTTTGAATTAATTTAGAATGTGCTTGATCTAATGATGCTGCGATTGTTGCTGCCTCTTGTTGCTCTGTTGTTAAATAATTTGTTTGATTTCCTAAAAATTGTGAGTTTTTCCCTAAACCTAAAAATCCATTACGCACTGCTCCAAAAAGTTTAATAATGTTTGCAAGTCCATTAGCGAGCAAACCAAAGGTCATAAGAACTACTGGGCCAATCGCTCCTACAATTAATACAAGTTTGGATATACCGCCTTTTACTCCATCACTTAGTCCATTAAATTTTTCTAAAACTTTACCAACAAATTCTGCAATTGGAGTAACTGCTTTTAAAAACTGTTCTCCAACTGGAGCAATCGCAACCTTAAGATCTTCCATTGATTTCTTAAACTTTGTACCAGTTGCATCTTCTACTGCGCCCAATTCTCGTTCAGACATAATAGCAAGTTCTTCTACAGACTTTGTTGTTAATTCTAAAGTTCTTGCTGCCTGATTACCATCTTTTGTTACGTTTTGAAACAATGTAGATAAACGTGCAAATTGGAACTTTCCAAATAACTGTTCAATTGCTCTTGCTCTTTCAAGTGGTGCTAATGTATCTAATGCTTGTGCAAAGCCAATAACAGTACCTTTAATATCGCCTTTGTTTGACTGAACAATTCCTTGGATATCAACACCCATCTCTTTGAGCATGGCTGATGCTTTTTCAGATGGATTAATTAAAGAAGCAAGACCAGACTTAAGTGCGTTAGCACCTTCTGATGCGTTAATTCCACCTTCCTTCATTGCTGTTAGGAAGAATGCTAGATCTTCTACATCTCCACCAAGTTGCTTTACAACTGGACCTGCTTTTGGAATTGCAATAGTTAAATCTTCAATACCTACAACAGTCTGGTTTTCAACTGCGTTAAGAAAGTTAATTTTGCCTGCAAGTTGTTCTGCGGAATATCCAAAAGCATTTTGCAAAGACATTGTTGTTTCAAGTGCTTGTTGTTGCTCTACCTGTCCTAGCACCGCTAATCTTGTTGCCTCTGCAACCTGTGCCATTAAATCTGCGCCCTGTTTACCTTGTGCTGCAGCATCTGCTGCCATCTTCATGGTATCCACAACTGCTACACCATATTTTGTAAATTCTTCTGCTAGTTTTCTAATTTCATTTAATGCTTTAGTTGTTTCACCTTGAGTAGTAAACATTTCGCCATAGACACGCTTGAATCTAATTGCTTGAAGTTCAAGATCCATAAATACTTGTGCTGCTTTAGTACCAAAAATAGTAAGTGGAATTGTAAAACCAACCATAAGTTGGCGACCTGCCCACTGTGTATTTTTACCAAAATTAAGAAGATTAGTTGATCCCTGTTTTAATAGTTGACCAAAAATTTGTTGTTTTTGAGATGTAATTGCAACCTTGGTAGCAAGATCGTCCATATCTAAAGAAAGTGGTCTAACAGCAATTGCCTTAAGTGCTCCATTAGCACCTCTACCCATTTTAATATACTGGGTTTGTAAATCTTTTACTCTTTCTTCTGCAACTTTTTGAATTGTATTAAACTCAGAAGAAAACATTTTAGAAAATGCTTTAGTGGATCCTGCTGCATATTTAAAATATTCTCTAGTTGAAAATTTATTTTTTTCTAATGACTGAGTAAATCTTTCAGTTGAACTTTGAATTTCTTGAATTCCAGCAGCAAACTTACCTGTAGCATTAATTGAGTTTATAAGATTATTAGAAAACTCTGCTTGTGCTTTTACTGCTGTTGTACTTGATTTTGCAAAAGAGGCATTAAAGGTTGCCAACTGCCTTTGTAGATTTTTAAGGTTGGCAAGGGCTGCAGTCGTGTCAATATTGACCTGAATATTTGACTGTACATCAGCCACCCACAACACCTCTTTTTTTTACATATTTAGCAATGAAGTATCTTGTAGTTTAACTCCTGATGCCGCTTCAACAATCTTATAAACTGTTGGCAGATCAATGTTTTCCTCAAGAGCCTTAATGTCTTTTGCTAGTTCTGGTTTGTATTGCTGCATTGCAATCTGTACACACTCAATTAGAATGTCCATAGATTTTTCATTATTATCAGCAACAGCCGTAACACCTTCAAACTTCTTTAAAAATTCTCTTAGAAGTGAGATTTTAAGTGGTCTAACTGCTACCTTTGTTCCATCAATAAGTTCGACAGTTTCTGTGTTGTCGTTCTTCGCTACCATGTTTTTCCTCCTAGTTAGGTTACTTAATTATAGCATAGATAGCCAATTTTATGTAAGGTTTTCGTACTCTAAGCCCATGCCAATTCCAAAACCATATTTTTGTGCATTGGCTCCTTGTAAAGACAAAACATCATTGCTATCAGATGTTTGTCCTTTGCTAAACACCTTAGCCTTAAGATCTTCCCATTCTTTTTGTTTTCCTGCATTTTTATCTAAATCTACACCCTGCATTGCTGCTAAAAACTTTTTTTCTTGATAATCTAATTCCCTATTTGAAGAAAGAGTAGCCATTAACTCTGGCATAGACATAGACTCTTCTAAGTCTTGATAATCTTTCCAAATTCCTAGTAAAAATATTTCTGCTTCTAATTTAGCCAAATCTAGATCTTCCCAAGAGTTTTTGCTGCTGTCTTCTGCCTGTTTCTTTACTTGTTCTTCTGATTTATTATTAATTTTAATGTTGGCAGCAATATCTAAAATTTCATATACGGTTGGTAAGTCTAAATTATCTTCAATATCTTCTACCCTTTTTGATATTTTAGGATAATATTGTTTCATAGCCACTCTAACACAGTTAACAAGAACCATAATAGTTTCTTCTTCTGTTGAAGCGTTTTTAATTAAATCAAAACTGTCCATAAATTCTCTTAAATATTTAATCTTAAGAGGAATTATTTCTATTTCAGTTCCGTCAACTAAAGATATTGTTTTTGTATTATATACTGTGGTAGCCATTAATTAATTTTAGCACAAAAGGACAAAGCCCATCTATAAAAGATGGGCCTTATCAATCAGTTAAGATTATGATGCAGTGTGAGTGCGATCAACGATCTTGCCGTATGTTGCTGTCAAGTCATCTGGAAGAAGACGGAATGAAACTTCAAACATTGAAGCCTCGTCACGCTTAGCAGATACTGTAACATTTTCAATGGAAAGAGCACGATACGCAACGTATACACGCTCAACGTTTCCAGAATCTTCACAGTCACCAGTTCCTGGACCTACTGCAACGATACCACGCTCAACTGGGCATTCTCCAATGTCTCCTGCGGAGAGATTAAGAGTGCGACCTGTTGATGAAGACTTGTTACCTGAAAGGTCAGAATCCTGGCCTGCGGTAGCAAGAAGAAGATTCTCAAGAGTTGCCTCTGCAAAAGCGGTAGCAAGATTTACTTGCATTCCCTGCTTGTAGAGTTTTGCAACGTCTAGAATCTGGTCAACCTGAACCTCACCAAAATCTGGTTGGAATTGGAGTTCAATACCGTTCATTGTATAACCAACGTTTGTGTAGTCTGGGTCTGCTGAAAGAGTAGACTTGTAAGACTCTGTGCTTACAAACGATGGAATAGCGTTAGTAGTGGTATTGAGATTGGCATCAGCAACGAAAAGGGCTGCTGCACCTACGATAATATTTGTGGACGTACCACGAGAATATGCTGGCATATTTAATTCACCTCTTTTTTAATTTTGTATTAAGTTGTGTAGTGGCAAACAAGGCGATGTTTCCTCTAAACCCAGTATATCAGTGTTTTTAGGTATAATTAATATCAGGATCTGGAATGGCAGTATTAACAGTTTTCTGTTGATTAATAGAGTGGTAGTCATATTCAATAACGAATTTATTGAGCGTCAATCCTCTTAAAGCAGCAAGTTCTGTTATGTCTCTAACCTCTTCTAATTGGTAAACCTTAATATCATGAAAATATACGTTATGTGTAATTGGTACGGCTGAATCACTTATTGGACTAGCCCCGCTTTGCTTAGCCATACACCATCTATTTAGGTCCTCTGCAGCAGCATCTGATCTATCAAGAAGTTGTGAAATTATAATTCCAGCATCTATGATCTTGCTTGGCACTGAATAAACATAGTATAAAAGTTGTTCACACTTCATAGCATAAAAAGCATCTCTTCTAAATCTTAAGAGCCTATCATATTGAATAGCAATATCCCATTGCACTGAAAGAGCAGTTCCATTTTCATCATATTGTTGTGGAATATCAACTCTGTTTTTTGTTAAATCATCTATTGCATTTGGACTACTTGGAATTGTAAGAACACTAAAGCCATACTTGTTTAGTTCTTCTTTAATATATTCATTAATCCAGATAGGTGGAAATGGGAGGTCTCTTATGTCTTTCATAATACTATTCTACCTCAATTGTAGCATTAACAATCCAAGAATATCCAGTATTATATCCAACACGTCTTCCACCAATACTACCCCGTTGAAAATTAGATTTAAATGCTTTTGGATTGCTTAAATATTCAAAAATTCCACTTGATCTTAAAAAAGATTGTGAAAAGTAATTTTGAAAAAATGAATCAAATGTTTTTTCGTAAGATCCTTTAACCTGATCTCCACCAGGGTTATTTACAACCACTGGATTTGGTGTAAAAATATCTTGTCCATCTTCCGTAAAAGCCAAAACATTGGAATTTCTTGGTTTAATAACAACCGAAACTCCTTCTTCCATGATCTTTGCTTTATTATAAAATGGAACATTTGATCCTTCTTTTAAAGATCTAGACTGACTGAAATTAGAAAAAAATGCTACTGCGTCTCCTTTAACAGACATTGATATTGAGTATAATCTTGCATCTGGACTACCAGTTTTATGCCACTCATAAATATGATGTAATGCTCCAGGACTCATTTTTGCTTGAACATCTATAAATCTTTTTAAACCTTCAATTGTTGACATTCCAAGTTGCTTTAAAAACTGAGATTTACCCTTTTGCGTTCCATCTAAAAATCCAATAGAATAATCAATAACATTGTTCATTATTCTAGAAAAATCTTTAGTTTTTATTTGTGGAACAACCAAAGCCATTAATCATCAACTCCTTGATTTTCTGCTCGTCTAACAAGTATTTTATAGTATTCAGTATTTCCAAATGGACCAGTAAATGGCTCAAGAGTTGCAATTTCATATATTGTTCCACGATCTTCTCTAGCACCAGATGTTTCTTTATAAATAACTTCTCCAGAACAGTTACGAACATTAGTAATTAAAATATTTGTAATTGAATTATTTGTTCCATCTTTTCCTATACGAATATCATTTTTAACTCTACCAACAAGCATGTTTTCGTACTGTACAAATATTTTTGGTTTTACTTCTTCTTCAAATGCTGAGCCTACTGGATTTAAACTAATTACGATAGTTCTGTCAAATCCCCAGTCTTTTTTTATTTGACCATAGACATCTTGTTCAACAATTGGATGATATACATCTGCAATCATTGGGTACATAAAGTCTATTTCGTTGCATGACATTACAATACCCCAGGAACAATAATGTTACTCGCATACCTCTCAAGAATCTTATCAACAATAAGATTTCCAGTACCAGCAAACAGGGTCTTATCAAACTGAATTCTAAATTGATCTGTATTATATGCAGAGGCATACCTCTTAAAATAATCTAACTTTCCACACTTAATGTCATCCATTAACATTAATGTTGCTTCTTTTATATCTGTAGGAACAACCTTATATCCTGCTTCTACCACAAACGTATAGTCTGAACCCTTAGAAAATGTATTGCCCCAGCCAATTGGACCAAGCCAGTCTGATTGTGCGGTAGGCAGCATAAGCGGTGCTTGATCTGCTCTATTGTAAGCACCTGTAATTTCTTGAATAATAGCAGTTTTGTTGTCACTTAACTTATAAGTAACTCCAAAAATTGCTGGCTCTTCTAACGAAGAATCATACCAAAGTTCGTTGTTTTGATATACCCTTAATACTTTACGTGCTCTATGTTTGATTGGAGCATAGTCTGTGTTAAGCCCAGTATGTTCTATTGTTTCAGTTTTATAATAAAATCCACCAGTAATGGTATCAATAATTAATCTTGCTGTTAATTCTCTTTGAGTGATTTCCGCTATTTCTGTTGCTGTTGTGCCAAGGCTTGCTGGATCAACATACGGCCTTGTAATTTCAAGCATATCTTCTACAACAATATCTTCATCAGCCTCTTGAATTCTTAACGCATAAACTTTATCATATAAATGCCACTGATCTGTTTCAAACGTATAGTTTATTTTTTTGCCTGCTGTTGATGTTATTCTTTCTTCTAGAATAACTATATCTCTATCTTCGTCTTCAATAATCAAATCATATGCTGTAGATGCTGCTGGTACATCA